AAAGAGCAATGCCCGATCAGGTGCGGCGGCATTACATATCAGCATATTTCCGCGCTGATCTACCGCCGGAAGCCGGATGGTTCGGGGCTTACTCTTCAAGTTGAATTATTGGACCGCGGCGGGAATTCGGTGACGATTGCCGCGCCGGACCGAATCGAAAGAGGGACAAACAATGTCAAAATATGAATTTGTCGCCGTCGATTTCGACGGGACCATTTGCGCCGACGCGTTCCCGGAAGTGGGAGCGCCGAACCGGGCCGTCATTGACTACGTGAAGCGGCTGGCGGCGGACGGGTCAAAGATCATTCTTTACACCAGCCGGGAGAACGGAACCCGGAAACTGCTGGACGAAGCGGTGGCGTTCTGCAAGGAACAGGGAATTCCCCTGTATGCCGTCAATGAGAATCCGGGCAACCCGCACGCCGCAAAAATCGGCTTGAAGCCCTCCGACGGGCGCAAGGTGTACGCCGATCTTTACATTGACGACAAGGCAATAAACCCGGCAGGCATTAAAACCCCGGCAGACTACAAAGAGGAACAGCGCGCCGCGGAGATTGAGGAAGCCGCGTTTGCTGTCATGGAAACGCTGGGCGACTATGCCGCGTATCTTTGGGGCGACGTGCTGGCGGCGGTTGTGTCCGCGATTTTCGCGGCAAAAATCGACGCGGCAGAAATTGAACGGGAAGAAGCGGCAAAGCGGGCGCTTTTGCTTGCGCCCGGAATGACAGTCGATCTAACAGGCGAAAACAGCGTAACGGTCAAGATTGAGGGACAGGCCGTTTCCGCCGGGTCAATTATTGTGACGGCGGCGGACATGATCGAAAACACCGGAGCGGCGGCGGAGGGCTGACAGACCCCGCCCCGCCGCCGAAAAACTGCATAGAAAAACCGCCCCGCGCCCGTTGTGCGAAAACAGGTGCGAAGCGGAATCCGCCGGTAAAAACACAGCTTATCAACCTATGGTTAAGTATAGCAGAAACCGGCGGAAAAGTCAAGGAACAACGCCGTTTTTATGCGGCGTGGCGGGCTTGTAATGGGTATTAAGATTCCGGCAAAGCCTTGTCACGCAGACAGACGGGAAAGCGGGACCCGAACCCGTCCGTTCCCCTGCCCTTTTCGTTCTCTTTTTCTCTCTTGCGCCGCCGAGGGTGTTGGGGGGTTGCAAGGGGGGAAGAGGGAGGGGGCGCGACAGGAACCCTCTTCCCCCCTTGCATAACCAGCACAAGGCAAGTTGTTGGAAAGTTGGAATGTTGAAAACCCTGTTTTCAATCATTTCAATCTTTTCAATGACGGACCGGAACAACAGAACACGCCCGCTTCACAATCCCACAGAAAGAGGGTGAAGCAAGGTGCGAAGCTTTATTCGGGAAAAGAAGATTTTTTGCGGCGATCATTACAGGGAGGTTGATATATTCACCTATACCACAGAGCAAAAGACAGCCGCAAACCGCGGGAAGCGGTCGAAAAAGGTTCAGGAATCCGAACCGAAACAAAAGAACCTGAATGACAAGAACGCCCGCCGGTATTTCGTCCAGCTTGGAAACCTGAATTTCGGGGACGACCCGGACGCGTTGCACGTTTCCGCTACATATAGCGCGAAATATCTTCCGGCGACCGTGGAGGACGCGGAAAAGGAAGTTTCAAACTACTTGCGCCGGGTGGCCTATGCCCGGAAGAAAGCGGGGTTGCCGCCCCTGAAATATATTCTTGTCACAGCCTACACCACGAAGCGGAACGGCGGGAAGCCGACCCGGATTCACCACCACATTGTTATGAATGGCGGGCTTGATCGTGACACCGTGGAAGAGTTGTGGCGAAAACGGAAGCGCAAGGGGCAGAAACAGGGGGACCGAATCGGATTTTGTAACGCGGACCGCCTGCAAGCTGATGAAAACGGGATTGCCGCCCTTTGCAATTACCTTGTGAAGCAGGCGGGCGGGAAAAAGCGGTGGTCCTCTTCCCATAACTTGAAGAAGCCGACCAGCCGGGCGAACGACGGAAAGTACACGCGGCGGCAGATTGAGAAATGGGCGAAAGAGAAGCCGGGCCGCGCCTTTTGGGAAAAGAAATATCCGGGGTGGACCCTGACCGACGACGATTACGGGGTTCAATACGAATACAACGAATACACGGGCTGGTCAATCTATCTGAAATTGAGGAAAAAGGAATAGAAAGAGAGGTTCAGAACATGGGAAAGCCTTACCGGGAATGCCCGCATTGCGGCGCACATTTGGACGCGGGCGAAATATGCGATTGCAGGACGGAGCGGGAGCGCCGGGCCGTTATAAAGAGGGAACCGCCCGCCCCGGTGGGCTTACGGATTTGCGAGGGGGTGAAACCGTGCGCGTCGGCCTACATGACGCGGAACAGGACTATTTGAAGCACAAAACGTTCCCGAACTATGCCTTGATGAAGATTTCAGCATATCACAAGGCGCGGGGCGATTCCGTCGAATGGTGGTCCCCTATGCTTCAATATGACCTGATCTATTCCAGCAAAGTCTTTGATTTTACGCCGGAAAGCGAATATTTGCCGCCGTCGGCGATCAGGGGCGGGACAGGCTACCCGGATATACCGATCAATCAGACATTGCCGCCGGAAATCGACGCAGCCTTTCCTGATTACAGCATATACCCCGAATGTGATTATGCTATTGGATATTTGACCCGCGGTTGCCCGAATCATTGTCCGTGGTGCGTCGTCCCCGCGAAAGAGGGCGGTATAAAGCCTTACAGGGCATGGGAACAGATCGTGCGCCCGGACACAAACAAGCTGGTTCTGATGGACAATAACATTCTTGCTTCCGAATACGGGGTTGCACAGCTTGAAAGCCTGATCGGGAGCGGGTACGCGATAGACCTAAATCAAGGCATGGACGCGCGGCTGGTAGATGAACGAATAGCGGGGATTCTTGCGCGGCTGAAATGGATTCGGTTTATCCGCTTTTCGTGCGATCAGATACCGCAGATTGAAGCTATCGAGCGGGCCGCGGAACTGCTGGAGAAGCACGGGAAAAAGCCCTATAACCTGTTTATTTATCTTCTTGTGACAAAGGACCTTGAAAACGCCGCATACCGCGTCGAACGGTTGAAGCGCCTAAAAGGTATCAGCATTTACGCACAGCCGGAACGGAACGAGCGAAAAGGCATAATTCCGAACGCGCTTCAAAAGGAATTCGCCCAGCGGTTTATTTACGGGCGGTGCTATCTGAAAGAAAGCTGGGGCGAATACCTGACCCGGCACAAAGAAAAGAGGTTGCGAACATGAACGATCAGGAACAGGAATTGCGGGAAATGTACCGCGCGGCGGCGGTTATTAAGGAAATTTGTAACCGCCGGACAGAGGACGACGCGTGCCATAAATGCCCGTTCTATGCTATGTGTTGCGCGGAACCGTATTCGTGGGAGATTCCAGAAAGCGGGGTGAATCCATGACCGACCGGGAACGGATTTTAGAGCGGATAAAGGCGGTTCAAGCTTTGGCGGAGCGGGGCGACCGCGGCGAAAAGGAAAACGCCGCCGCTATGCTTGAACGCCTGATGAAGCAATACGGAATCACTGAAACCGAACTTGCAGAGGACCGCCGGGAAATTGCGTGGTTCAGATTCAAAACCCCGCTTGAACGTCGGCTTTTGAATCAGATCATTTACACCGTGACCGGGCGCGTTGCTTATTCGTGCGTTGGAAAGTACACGAACCGCACGCGGAAAAAGCTGGGGATTGAATGCACGTCGGCGGAGCGGTTAGAAATCGAATTCAGCTTTAAATTTTACAACGCCGCCTTTGAAAAGGAACTTGACCGGTTTTATTCGGCTTTCCTGAACAAAAATCACATATTCCCGGAAAATGTGATCGACGAAGTGCCGGACACCGGGGAAATCGACCTTGAAGAAGCCCAGCGACTTTCGATGATGATGGCAGGCATGGAGGAACACGCACGCCGGAAAGCGTTAGAAAGCGGGGCGGGCGCATGAACAAAACGGAACATATGCGAAAGCGCTTTGCCCGGCAAAGCGAACTTTTGCGGGAGCGATTCAAGGGACTAAAACGCGACCCGGATATTTGGAATCTTGAATACATGATAACAGAAATCGGGTACGGTTCGTTTGCATGGCGGAGCGGTCAAATTAGGACATTGCGCCGGGCAATCCGCGCTTTGGAGCGGGAGAACAAGGAAAGGGGCGATCAGTAATGCAGATCGACCAGCGGCGCGCGGCCTTGCGGTATCGAAACAAGGTGAACAACGCGCAAGGGCATTTTTTCGAGGACTACATAAAAGCCGGGTGCGCCCTGTACTCCGAGCGGGGCCGGGCGGAGATTGACAAAACGCCTGAACCGTTCCGCGTAACGGAAAAATACAGCAACGGGATTTTCAAGGGCAGATTCACGGCACACGCCCAGCCGGACTTTCAAGGGACCCTTGACGGCGGGCGGTCAATCGTGTTTGAAGCGAAATACACGACCACGGACCGCATGAAGCGGGACGCGCTGACACCTGTTCAGCAGAAAACGCTGGAAAGCCACCACAGACGCGGCGCGCTTTCGGCGGTATGCGTTGGAATCGGCGACAAATTCTTTTTTGTCCCGTGGCTTTTGTGGCGGGATATGAAAGACATATTCGGGCGGCAGTACGTGACGGCGGCGGACCTTGAAAACCTCCGCGTGAAATTCAACGGCGCGGTCCTGTTTCTGGACTACGCGCACGATGTAGGCGGGCGGTGGATTCGCGGGGCAGATTGCGACATGGAGAAATGGAGGAAAGCAAACCATGAAGAAACAGCGACAGAAAACGCGGAAAGTGACGGTCCGGGTCACACCGCAAACGGCGTTCAACCTTGAACGGCTTATGCAGTTAAGCGGGCAGAAAACGCCGGGCCGGGTGGTTGATAAGCTGGTTCGGGAGAAAATGCTGGCATTGCGGAGCCGGGCGGAGGAATAGCCCATGTTTGACCTGAACCGCCTTTATAACGCTGATTGCATGGAAGCAATGAAAGAAATCCCGGACAAATTCTTTCAGCTTGCCATGTGCGACCCGCCTTACGGGATAGGACACGACGGACAGCGGAAGCGGGTACATAACAACGTGAAGCACAACCGCAAGTATCACGCCCGAAAGGGCTGGGACCGGGAAACGCCGCCGCCCGAATACTTCCGCGAACTGGAAAGGGTTTCGGAAAATCAAATCATATTCGGCGGAAACTATTTCGTTCCCATGCTGAACCGCGGAACAAAGGGCTGGGTGGTTTGGGACAAGGGACAGCACGGGCTTTCAATGAGCGATTGCGAACTTGCCTATTCGTCGTTTGACTGTCCGACGCGGGTTGTCGTCATAAACCGCGCCGCCCTGCAAAGCGACGGGGACACGATACACCCAACGCAAAAGCCCGTCCGCCTGTATGAATGGATTTTGCAGAACTACGCACAACCCGGCGACAGAATCCTTGACACGCACGCCGGGAGCGCGTCAAGCCTGATTGCGTGCTGGCGAATGGGGTTCGAGTTTGTCGGATTCGAGATCGACCCGGACTATTTCAAGAAAGCGTCGGAGCGGCTGGCGGAGGAAATGGCGCAAATCCGACTTTGCGACTATGCAGACCAAACGAAATTATTTTGAATGGAGGAACGAGCATGAACGCGGGTACATTGATCGTCGTTTTGTACTGGTTGATCTTCACCGTGCGGAAGCACTACACGCCGAAAATAGCGGCGGCAATCAGGGCGAACGCCTATGACCTGAACCGGGCAACACCGGACGAAGCGCGGGCCATTGCACGAAAGGGAAAGCCCCTGACCGTTGCAAAATGGGCTTTACGCGTCGGCGGCTGGGCCGAAAACGCCCTTGCGGTTCTTATGCTGATTGTGATTGCACACATAATCGGCGCGATCATAACGGGAACCGTCGTTGTTTTGGGTTATCCCATATAAGGGGGCGATGGGGTGAAGCTTCAACAATGCGAAAAATGCGGAGAGCAGGCCGCAGAGGTTGACGCGGCGGAACAGTTGAGGGACATTGCCCGTATTCTTTCGATCACAGCGGACACCGACGCAAACATTCGGGAAGCGGTAACAGGTATTTTGAACATAGCCGAAAGGCTGGAAAGGGGAAAACAGAAATGAACGCCGCCCTTTTGAGCAGTAAGAAAATGGACTATTGCACGCCGAAAGACTTTTTCGACGCGCTGAACCGGGAATTCGGTTTCACGCTGGACGCGGCGGCAACGGCGAAAAGTGCGAAATGCCCGGCGTACTATACCCCCGAAACGGACGGGCTGAAAAGCCCGTGGAACCTTGCGGGGGGGGGGGCTGTATTCTGTAACCCTCCATACGGGCGCGAAGTCGGCAAGTGGGTTCGCAAAGCCTACGAAGAAGCACAGAGCGGAACAACCGTTGTTTTGCTGATTCCGGCCCGGACCGACACAACGTATTTTCACGACTACATATACGGGAAAGCAGAAATCAGGTTTATTCGCGGGCGATTGCGCTTCACCGATGAAGAGGGCAACGCATACGCCCCCGCCCCGTTCCCGTCAATGGTAGTTGTCTATAACGGAAAGGGGGATTCTGCATGATCGGAATAATCATAGCGGCGGCGGTTCTGTTCGCTCTATTTTCGGCGGTGACAATGCGGGCGATTTATTGGGCGCGCTATCCGTTCGCCACAAAGCGGAAGCGGAGAAAAAGGGAAAGGACCTGCAAGACGTGTAAACACCAGCCACGGTGCGACGCGCTCTTTGAACACAGATACAGAAAGCTGGGGATTAAAGAGCCAGAAGCATGGAAAACGTGGGCTTGCAAAATGTATCAGGAAAGAGCGTGCGAAAAATGAAAGCATACACAGTTTATCAACCTTACGCATACGCAACCGCCGTCGGTTTGAAGCAATATGAAACCCGCACGCGGCGGACGAACATTCGGGGCCGTGTAGCGGTCCACGCCGGAAAAAAGCGGATAAAGGGCAAGAGCGCCGAACGGCTTTACATGGACGTTCTTTCGGCGGGACAGAAGAACGAACTTGCGTGGCACATATGCAGAAAAAGCCACCCGGAAGAATTCGGCGCGGTGATCGGGACCGTGGAAATTGTCGATTGCGTCCCCGTGGAAGAAATCGTGAACACGCTGACACCGCTTGAACGGGCGTTGGGCGACTTTTCGCCGGGCCGGTTCGCGTGGGTCCTCCGAAACCCGGTCATGTTTGAAAAGCCGATTCCGGCCCGCGGTCAACAGGGCTGGTGGAATTGGGAGGAACAAGAATGAACGAGAACAGCTATCGGGTTATAACACGGATAGAAAAAAAGCCGGAAAGATTAGGGAAAAAGCTTTTCAGATACAACGATTCCCGCGGACATTGCCGGGTTGCGTGTACCGGTACATTTTGGGGGAAACCGTGCGACAAAGATAATTACAAAAATTGCGACGAATGCGTTTGCAATCATTGCGAATTTTGCCCGTGCGTAGAAGAAAAAAGGGAGGGTGAACCGGATGGAACATGAACCCGTGAAAACGGTTCTTTCAGAAATTTCAGAAAGGTTCAGACCGTGGTGGCGCGGGAAAGACACGCGGCAGACGGTCCAACGGCTGAACGATGAAGCCGCGTACATTGTGGGACGGTATGCGAACGCGCGAGAAATCGAGATCGGACCATTTGAAAACTGTATTTCGATTTACAACGCCCCCGATGACATTTTGCCGTTTATCCCTCTCTTCTTCCGGGAAATCAGCATACACGGAACCTATACCGTTATGCGCGGAATGAAAATGCTGGGCCGGGTCACTTATCGAGGAATGCCGGAACAGGATAAACCGGGCAAGTTTATTGTCGGAGTAGAAACCGACTTTATGCCGGAAGTGAAAGCGCGGCAAGTGATCTTCACAATGGTGATCGGCGACGAATCCGGCCCGTTGCCGGAAGATTTCGGGAAAGAGGGGTCAAGATGGAATATAAGCCGAAAGTGATTCTTTGCCGCCTGCATATGGCGGACAAGAGCATTCAGCAAATCCGGGAAGAATGCGCCGGTCAAGGCATGACATACCGGGATTTTGAGAACATCAAGCGGGCAAACGAATATTTCGACGGCGTGCGTTGCCGCCTGTCCCTTTGGGAATGGGACAATTACGAAAGTTACCACCTTGACGATTGGGACGCGCCGGACGACGAACGAATGATGATGGCAATTTACTATTCCGAACAGGTCCACCCCGCCCCCCGCTACAAGAACGACCCTGAAAGTTTCAAGGCTGATTGGGCGGCGGGGACCTATGACCCCGGCGGGGTTATCTGCTTTGACCCGCGGGACGTGGAGGAAATCGAAGTGATTTCGGAAGAGGTCAAGCCGCCCGCCCCGGCCCACTCTTCCCCGTCGCAAGACGCGAAGTCGCGGCGGGAGAAGAAAAAGAAGCGCCCCCGGCGGCGGAGGTGATCGGCGAAAATGGCCTATTACGATACACAGGTTCTTGAAGCCTTGCGGGAAATCGCAAGGGAATTAAAGAAGATTCGGGAAGCACTGGAAAAACAGGAAAAAGAGGAAGAGAGGTAACAGCATGGTAACAGCACAATTCAACGCTTTTTGCCCACTCGAAATCGGCGACGAAATCAGGGACACAACAGGCGGGGTCCACACGGTCACAGATATAGCGTGCATTCACTACGTCCGCACGGGCAAAGTTGAATTCCGCTTTGAACTGGACGGAACCGGGTACTATGCACCGATTGAGATTCAGGACGCGCCGCCGAGAATAAGGGCTATTAGAATATGGGGTTATCCGCCTGAAAAGAAACCAGCAATCGGGACGGTCAAAGAAAACGCGATTCACCCGCAGGCGACGGACGCGGACCGGGTTTTGCGGACGATAGAAAACTACCCCTTGACGGTTGAGGACGTGGAGATTTACGCCCGGTTTTGCGAGGAAACCGGAATACACGGTAAAAATTTGACCGATTTTTTGCGGGAAGCAATCACCGCAAAAAGGAAAAAAGATTCTAACCAACCAGTCGAGCGGGAAAGTGAGGGTCAAAAAATGGAATTCGGAGAATTTCAAGACGTTTGCAAATATATGTCGTTCGGCTACAAAGGCGGTTCAGGGATTCAATTTGAACCGGTATGTAAACGGCCTGACAGAATCCCCCGCGGGCATAGCTGGGGAAAGTGCGTTGAACAGTGTTGCCCATATTTCGGAATCAAGATCGGCCCCGGTGAAATCTACATGAACGGCGAAAAGATCGGAACGTTCGATAAAGCGCGGCTTGTGCTGGACGGTGAAGAGCCGCAAAACGTGGTGAACATAACGATTCCGCGCTTTTAGTAACACTCCATGTCGAGCGGGCGGAGAAAGGGTGGTGAAAAATGGACAAGGGAACCGACGACCGTTGCGAAAAGTGCTTTTGCGTGTCATGCGTGAGGTTCGGAACGTCTGATTGTGCGGACGGGGACGCACATTGCGAGAAATGCAAAAGCGGGCAGGAAATGAAATATTGCCCACGTCGGCCCGGCGCGCGCTTGCCTAACGTGCCGACGGCGGAGGAAATGCGGGCAAGGGATATATATATTCCGCCCCCGCTTCCGCCCGGCTACTGCCCGATAACAAGAATTCGTTGTGAGGGGCCGTACTGCCCGAATTGGACAAATAACCCGGTTGGGTGCAAATTGGACCGCTGGCCGGAAATAAAAATCTAAACAGGAGGTTTTACACGGTGAAAACAATTTCGGTTATCAACCTAAAAGGCGGCGTTGCAAAGACCCTGACCGCCGGAAGCATGGCGCACATTCTGGCGACTATGCACGGCAAGCGGGTTTTGCTGATCGACAACGACAAACAGGGCAACACGTCAAAAACATTCGGGGTCCACAGCTACGACGACAAGAGCATTTCGGACGTTCTGACCGCCCGGCGGCTGGACCCGTGGGAGGTTATCAAGAAAACCCGGTTCGATATGATCGACGTAATGCCCGCGAATATGTCCTTGATTCGGGCGAATCTGGAAGTCATGCTGGACACCAGCGCCCGCCCCCAGCAAACCCGGTTGCGCGACGCGCTGACCGCGATTGCGTCGGAAAACTTTTATGATTTCTGCATTATCGACAATGCCCCGGACATAAACATTTCGACCATTAACGCCCTTGTCGCTTCCGACGACGTGATTATTCCGATCAAGATTGACAAATACGCCTTTGACGGACTGGAAGAGTTGAAAGAGCAGATCGAGGACACCCGCGCCGACTGGAACCCGCGCTTGCGGCTTGCCGGTTGCCTGATTACCTGTTTTCAGCGGACCGACGCGGACCGGCAAGGGGAAGAATGGTTGCGGAGCCAGCCGGAATACCCGGTTTTCGATACACATATTCGGTATTCCGAAAAGGTGGCGGAAAGCACGTTTTCCGAATCCCCTATTGCCGAATACAGCCGCCGGAGCGGGGCCGCAATGGATTATGTCGCGTTCGTGCGGGAGTATTTGGAGAGGGGGAAGAAATGATGAAAATTTACCCCGAAATAAAGAAAATCGCCGGAAAGAACGAAGCAATAAAGCGTTTGGGCGAAAAACTTTCAGAAAAGATTGATTGCGATGGCCTGTTTTGGGAAAACGCCTATTTCGTGACAGGGTGCAAAGAACGCGGCGGTCATATTTACAAGGACGGAAAGCGGCTGGACAAGGACGGGCTGGTTGACGACGAATATTATTGCACGCAGTACACCGGATATTGTGAAGATGATTACCACGGGACACTGTATTTCAAAACGAACGTACCGGGACAGTTTGTAGCGGTCCCGTTCGAGTGCTGATAACTTGTCCGATTCGGACAAAACAGAAAGGGGCGTACATCGTGGGAAAGTTTAATCTGAATCAGATTTTGAACGACGCTTCAAAGCGGGCCGCGCCCGGCGGCGGAGGGCAGACCGCCCCCGCCCGCCCCGCGGCGGCGATTGAGCGGTTGAGCGTGTTTGACCTTGTACCGTCGGAAGATAACTTTTATTCCATGAACGACATTGAAGAACTGAAAAGCAAGATCGAACTTGCCGGGAAAGTGCTTCAAAACTTCATCGTCGTTCCTTTGGGCGGCGGGAAATACAAGGTCATTTCGGGACACCGACGGCGCGCCGCCTGTCTTTCCCTTGTGGAAGATGGGAAACCGGAATTCGAGTTTGTGCCGTGTACCATTGAAGCCGACGAAGAGGACGCGGAGGTTCAGGCAATCAGGGAAGAAATTATGCTGATTGCCGCGAATTCACAGCGGGAAAAAACGGCGTGGGACAAGATCGAGGAAGCCCGCCGAACCCGCGCGCTTTTGGAGAAAATCAAGGCACAAGAGAAATTGCCCGGCGATATGCGGAAGCTGGTTGCACAGACCTTAAACACCAGCCCGGCGCAAATCGGGCGGTTCGACGCGATCACCCGGAATCTTTGTCCGGCGTTTATGGACGAACTGAAAGCGGACCGCCTGAATATTTCGACCGCGTATGAATTGTCTGGCCTTTCGGCGGAAGATCAGGCCGCGGCGTTTGAGGAATACCGGGAAACCGGGGAAATTTCGATCAAGGCCGCAAGGGAGCGGAAGCAGGACCCGCCGCCCGCGGCGGAGGTACAGACGGAGGGGAAAAACCGCCCGGCGGAGGAAGAACAGCAGGAACCCCCACGGGCCGCGCCACAGACCGCCACAGAGCCGCCGAAAGAGGAACAGCGGGAAGAAGTGCCACCCACGCCGGAAACGCCCGCAGAGGGCCGCACAGAGCCACGGGAACAGCCGAAAGCCGCCGGGCAGGAAGAACCGCAAGCCCCCTCTTCCCCGCCGCCTACGGACGCGGAAAAGAGAAAACGGGAAGCGGAGGAAATCGCGCGGACCATTGAACAGTTGGAGGGGTTGCGTTGCTATTGTGAGGGAATGGCGGAAAGCGACGAAAGCGGTTCGCACGTATGGGCGCTGGACGTTGACGCGCTGGAATTTGCCATTTCCCGCCTGAAACAGTGAGGGCCGCGCCAATGGACAATGAAACAATGGCGATTTTTTACGGTTTCACGGAAGAGGAAGCGGAAGCCCTGAAAGAAGCCGCGCGGGTTTGGGCGGAGCGGGTGAAAACAGCTTTCGAGGAAGCGGCGGAAGCCCTTTTGCGGATTCTTTCGGCACTTGGCCCGTCTGAATTTGAATCGTTGGAGAAATTGCAGAAAGAGCTGGAGGAAATCGGGAAAGAACCGCGCGCCCGGCGGCGGAAGTTGGAGCGGGGCCGGGCGCAGGCCATAGAACAGCGATACCGGGCGGAGATTCACCGGTTCGAGCGGGAACGGTTTTACAAGCGGATATTTAAGCCGCCCTAAAAGGGGAAATCGGAGGAATAGCAATGAAACGCGGAAAAGTAATTTCGATCTTGCGTTTTTTCAGCACGATTGACAGGGAAATTCAAATGAACAACGCGACCATTCAAGACCTGAACGACCGATATTACATAACGGTGGGCGCGGTCAATATGGACGGGTTGCCGCACGGAAAAGGCGGAGTTTCAAAGCCGGTTGAACGAGTGGTGGAGAATATACCCGAATATGTCCGAAAAAAGATTGCGGGAAAACAACGCCGGAATCGGCGGCTGGAGGAATTGGGAACCGCTATCGGGCGGGAACTGGACCGACTGAATTTCTATGAAAAAGCGGTTGTTTTGTGGTTCTACTTGGACGGCGCAACATGGGAACAGATTTCGGGACGGTTAAATTACAGCCCCCGGCAATGTCGGAATATCCGCGACAAGGCACTTGACCGGCTGGGAAATCAATTTTCGGCGAATAAAACGATTTTTAGATTCAAATTTCCCGAAAAATAAGATTGCCACCCATTGCCTGTTTTTTCTGCTATAATTGCTATTGTGGAAAATTGAAACAACGATTCGGGCGCGTGATTCCCCCGCCGCCCGGCGATCACCGGAAACGGACCTTGCTTTTTGCGAGGTCCGTTTTTGCGTGCGCTTCCGCGGAGCCGTCCAGAACGGAAAATGAAAAACAAACGAAAGGGGGTGCGCGGCGCATGGCAAGAGATCGAAGCCCGGAGCGGGACAAAGCCCGGCAGATTTGGCTTGATTCCGGCGGGAAAATGTCGGCGAAAGAGGTTGCGGAAACCGTCGGCGGCGTGAAGCCTGAACAGGTCCGAAAATGGAAAAGCCTTGATTCATGGGCCGCGGCCCTTGAAGCACAAAAGCCGCCCCGAAAACGCGGCGGACAACCCGGCAATAAGAACGCCGCCGGTTCAGGCGCGCCCGCGGGGAACCGAAACGCTGAAACACACGGCGCATATTCGGCGGTTCGGCTGGAGGACTTGGCCCCGGAACAGCGGGACTATATAGAGAAAATCACGCTGGACACGAAACAGAATATGCTTGCCGAATTGCAGTTGCTCATAGCAAAAGAATTCGACTTGCAAAACAAGATTGCGGAATTGGAAGCGGCGCAGGCCGGAAGCCTTTTCGTTGATCGAGTGGTTGAAGTGAGAACGCCGAAAGGTCAAGAACGGCTGAATCAGCAGCTTGAAAAGCTGGCAAGCCTGCAAGCGGAAGAAGAATCCTTGCGTTGGGACATGGAGATTCAGCAAGGGAAGCCGCCCACAAAGCAACAGCAAAAGCGCCTTGAAAGCCTGCAACGTGAAATTGCGGCCTTGCAGGACACCACAGGAGACAAGGCGCGGGACTTAGAAAAGGCCGCATATATAACGGCAACACAGACAGTCATACAGGCAAGCGCGTTCGACCGGACAATGAAGCTTGAAGCGGAGTTGAACAAGATACACGGACGCATTATAAAACTGCTTGATTCCATAAAGGGTTATGAATTGGAGAGCCGCCGGGTGCGCCTTGAAGAACGCAAATACAACCTTGCAAAGCAAAAGCTATCGGGTGCATACGAAATCGACACAGAAACGGGAGAGATCAACGACGAACAGGACGATTTCAACCCTGAATTGGAGGTTTAGCGGGAAGAAATCGCCGCCCGCCGCGGGTCCTTTCGGCGCTCCTGCAAGGCTTGCGGGTTCGGGACCCCGCCGTTTTTTTAGCCACAAAAATTTTTTGAACGCTTCCGCTCTTTGGGGGCGTTTTTGGCATGGGGGAGGTTATCGAAAACAGGAGCGGAAAGAGGGTGCAGGGCTTGAAACTTTACGACGTGAAAGCGGTTGCCCGGTTTTTGGACGTGTCCGAACGCCGGGTGCGGCAGTTGCGCGACGAAAAAGTGATTGCAGAGGTCCGGCCCGGCCTGTATGACCTGATCGACACGAACCACCGGTATATAAATTACCTACGGAAGCGGAACCCGGAAAGCGAATCGACGGTTGACTATAACACCGAACGCGCCTTGCTGGTGCGGGCAAAGCGGAAAAATGAAGAATACGAATTGCAGTTGAAAGAAAACAAGCTTCACGCGGCGGAGGACATAGAAGCCGTTATGACGGATATGCTTGTAAATTTCAAATCGCGCCTTATGGCGATTCCGTCGAAGCTTGCGCCGGTTCTATGCAAGAAAACAGATAAGGCCGAAATTTTCGCCTTGCTGAAAGATCACATCGACGAAGCCTTGATGGAACTTTCAGACTTCAAAACAACGTTCGGGGAAAGGGCAAACGATGAAGAAAGCGACGGTTGATCTATTCACGCACATTTTTTCCGTCCTTGCCCCGCCGCCGGACATGACTATTTCGGAATGGGCCGACGAATACCGCCGTCTTTCCTCCGAATCGTCGGCGGAGCCGGGACGCTGGCGAACTTCAAAAGCGCCATACCAGCGGGAAATCATGGACGCGGTTTGCGATATGCGCGTTCAAAAAATCGTCATTATGTCGGCGGCGCAGATTGGGAAAACCGACGCGCTGATTCTAAACCCTATCGGCTACTATATGCACTATGACCCGTCGCCGATCATGGTAATGCAACCGACAATTCAGATGGCGGAAACGTTCAGCAAAGACCGCCTTTCCCCTATGCTACGCGACACGCCGGTTCTACGGGACCGGGTGAACGACAAGAGCCGGAACAGCGGAAACACAATCTTGCAAAAGATTTTTCCGGGCGGTCATGTCACGATGGTGGGCGCAAATTCCCCGTCGTCCCTTGCTTCCCGCCCGATCAGGATTCTGCTGGCGGACGAAATCGACCGATACCCGGCGACCGCAGGCAATGAGGGCGACCCCCTCTTGCTTGCGGGAAAGCGGCTTGCCACCTTTTGGAACAAAAAAGAGGTATGCGTAAGCACGCCGACGGTCAAGGAAACGTCGAGAATAGCCGTCGAGTATGAGCATAGCACACAGGAAGAATGGAACGTGCCTTGTCCGGTATGCGGCGAATTTACGCCGCTGACATGGGGGAATATCCGATTCGACAAGAACAATCTTGACGAAATCGGGCATTGTTGCCCGGCCTGCAAAAAGGTTTCAAGTGAAATCGAGTGGAAAGAGCAATCGCAAAAGGGGAAATTCATTGCAAAATATCCCGACAGAAAGGTTCGGGGCTTTCATTTGAACGCCCTTGCTTCCCTGTTTGTTGAGTGGCGGGAGGTTGTCGAAAAATTCCTAACAGCGAACGAAGAGAAGAAAAAGGGCAATATAGAACTTCTCAAAGCGTGGACAAATACCGAAATGGGGGAAACGTGGGAAGAGGACGGACAGCAGATCGAAACGGACGACCTTTACGCCCGGCGGGAAGAATACGGGTGCGAGGTCCCGGAAGAAGTGCTGGTGCTGACCGCAGGCGTTGACGTGCAGGACGACCGCTTTGAAATTGAGGTTGTCGGCTGGGGCGTTGACAAAGAAAGCTGGGGGATTCGGTATCAGGTCATTTACGGCGATTTGAAGCGCCAGCCCGTATGGAATGAACTGGACACGTTTCTTTCGCAGACTTTCACCACGGCGGACGGGCGACGGTTGAAAATCATTTGCGCGTGCGTCGATTCCGGCGGTCACTTCACGACGAACGTTTACCGGTTCTGTAAGGAGCGGACAGCCCGCCGCGTATTCGCTATTAAGGGCAAGGGCGGCGCGGAGGTCCCCTATTTTGGGAAGCCGTCAACATCAAATATTGTAAAAGCCCCCCTTTTCACGGTGGGCGTTGATACCGGCAAGGCGCTATTGTATCAACGGCTGGCGGTGAAAAAATGGGGGCCGAATTTTTGCCATTTTCCGGCGGAAGAGGGCCGCGGCTATACGGAAGAATATTTCCGGGGGCTGACCGCTGAAAAAATGGTTGTCACCTACAAAAAGGGGCGGGCGCAATATGTCTGGACGCTGAAAGACGGCGGGTATAAACGCAATGAGCCGTTAGACATTCGGAATTATGCAACCGTCGCTTTGGAGATTGCAAACCCGATTTTGAAGAAGCCGGAACGGGACACGCCAGCCGCCACGACCCGAAAACGCGGCAGGCGGTCAAGAACGAATGGGGGGATTTCCTAAATGGCAACGAAAAAGCCGAAAACAAAAATCGAAATTGCGCGGTATCACCTGAACGCATGGCTGGAAGCTGAATTAGAGGTAACGACACATCAAAGTTACAAAATCGGTTCGCGGAGCCTGACACGGGCGGACCTTGCGGAGATCAGGAAGCAAATTGAATTTTGGCAGAATCAGGTGGCGAAATTGGAAAACGCCGAAAAGCGCGGCGGTAGAAACCGCGTATTGCGGGCGGTCCCGCGGGACCTGTAAAGGCGGTGAAGCGGATTGAATGTGCTTGACAGAATGATTTCCGCCGTGTCGCCGGAACGGGCCGTTCGACGGGCGGCGGCGCGGCAAAAGCTGAAAATCCTTGACAGCGGTTACGGAAATTACGGCGCGTCGCATACAAAAAAATCCCTTATGGGCTGGCTGTATGGCGGCGGGTCCGCGAAAGAGGATATTCAAGAAAACCTTTCGACGTTGCGCCAGCGTTGCCGTGATCTTTACATGGGCGTTCCTCTTGCTACCGGCGCGCTGAAAACTTGCCGGACAAATGTTGTCGGCCCCGGCCTACGCTTGAAAAGTCAAATCGACTATGAGTTTTTGGGAATGACGGAAGAGGAAGCCCGCGCCCTTGAAAGCAAGATCGAGCGGGAATTTGCTTTGTGGGCCGATTCTCCCGCGTGCGATTTGGAGCGGCTGGACAATTTTTACGAACTGCAACAGCTTGCTTTTTTGAATTGGCTTATGTCCGGCGACGTTATCGCAACGTTGCCGGTCACACGGCGGGCAAATATGCCCTATGACCTCCGAATCTGTCTGATTGAAGCGGACCGGTTGAGCAACCCGGACGGGGACACCAGCGACCCGCACATTGTCGGCGGCGTGGAAACGAACGCCGCCGGGGAGGTTGTCGCATACCATATCAGCAAACACCACCCCTTGTCCTATGACCTGACCGAAACCGGCTGGACGCGGGTTGAAGCTTGGGGAGAAAAAAGCGGGCGGCGAAATGTGCTTCACATCATGAATCGGGAACGAATCGGACAGCGGCGCGGCGTGCCGTTCCTTGCGCCGGTTATTGAAGCCCTGAAACAGTTGGGGCGATATACCGACGCTGAACTTGTCGCCGCCGTCGTTTCGGGAATGTTTACCGTGTTCATCGAAAAAGAATCCGCGTCCAGTGACGCGGGTTTTGGTGAGATCATACCGGAAGAAGAACAGGTAGACGCGGCGGACGACGGAACGATTGAACTTGCGCCCGGCGCAATCGTGGATTTGAACGAGGGCGAAAAAGCCCACGACATGAACCCCGGCAGGCCGAACACGGCTTTTGAAGGGTTCGTTGTTGCTATTTGTCGGCAGATCGGCGCGGCCCTTGAAATCCCCTATGAACTGCTGGTGAAGTGCTTCAATTCGTCTTTCACAGCTTCCCGCGGCGCGCTTTTGGAAGCGTGGAAAATGTTCCGAATGTATCGGACATGGCTTGCAAATGATTTTGATAGTTAGCTGAATTTGCCTATATACGAAAAGCCCGCCGAAAGGCGGGCTTTTTGCATTTTAGAGCAAAAAGGAGGACAAATCCATGACGAGCGACGAATACTACGCGCTGCTGAAGGAGGCCCACGAGCGCGTGGACTGGTCCAGCCGGGACAGCATCCACGCCTACAACGAGTACGCCCGCGAGCTGCGGAAGCAAGTGTCTGAGGAGGCTGACAAGTAATGTTTCTGGTAAAAGACCTGCTCCACACCCAATACGACGTGGAGCAAATCCATGATACGAAGGACGTTCTGGACATTATCATCGGTATCACTGGCAACGACCAGCTCAGCGATGTAGACCATGTTCTCAGCCAGATGAACTTCGGCGACGTGTTCACGCGAGTTCCCTACTTCAAAGTGTGGTGTGTTCCTAACGAATCCTATCTGCTCCACCACGAGATCGAGGAGGCTGCTATCCGGCTGTTAAAAACCTGTACTGATGACTATGCCTCCCGTATCTGGGACGTTATCCGCGATGAGGTAATCACTGACGTTTGGTTGTGTGCTTGCGAGCCCGGCGGCGAGGACGGTTTTACTGACGGCGACATCGCCCTGGCAATCGGGCGGGCCATTGCCGAACGGTTTGGCTGGCTGTGAGGTGTAGCTATGAAACCTGAAACCAAAGACGGTGTTCGGTATTTTACCTGCAAGCGGTGCGGCCTGCGGAACGCCGAGCCGGTGAAATCCTGGCGGAAGAAGCCGCAGAAAGACAAGAACATCTGCCTGCTGTGCCTCGATAAGCGGGCGACCGCCGCACAGACCGCCCGAGAGAGGGCCTACCTCTACGGGCACAAATATTTCTGAGAGGAGGAATCACCGTGGGAGAAAACGTCAGAACGATAACCATGTCTGTTCGAGGCGGCTTTATCAACGACCTTGCGCTGGAGAAGTGCTACCTCGACCACGACATTTGCTACGCGGTAGACCTCCTGATGAGCTGCCTTAAAACTGACCAACTTTCTGAAGGAGATCGGCTCATGCTGGCCCTTCGGGTGCTGAACGGCGAGGTCGAGATTCACGGAACCTACCCCGGCGATGACTACGGCCCCGTGGAACTGGAGGTTAAAAACCCCAAGTACGACTTGCGGGCCATGCTTACCGGCATGAAGGAAACCATCAGCTCTCAGAAAAAGGAGATTGAACAGCTCAATAAAAAGCTGGCTTGCTGCGGTGAGCAGCTTGATGAGGCAGGGATGCGTAAAGCCAATCGTGCTTGGCGGGACGAGTGGTGCGAGGAAGGTAAAATTTTCAGCGGCATTTCTGATTCGGTTCTGTCTTCGGCACCAACAGGTTTGGTTGGCGAGTTTCTTGAACGTATGCACCGATCTGATTCCGATGAAGATTATGGATGGCTGGAGCCGTCTGGCGTGTTCCACCCCGTTGAGTGGGGACAGCACGAGGAATGGGCCTGCGAGCAAGTCAAGCTCAAAGACTGGTTTGAAGAATGGACGCTACATGGGGGCGGTGGACTGCACTCGTTCGGCGATTTTCTTGTGTACCGCCGGGGCTGGGTGCTCTTGCACAATCCGGCGCAGGGCCTCGCGCGACCTACCTTCAGTGATACCAAACCCTTGACCAAAGCGCAGAAAGAGTTTCTGTTTGACTACTACACGGAGCGAGAGCGGCCTGATCTCGCAAGAACCTATTGGGAGGATTGAGAGCCATGAAAGAAGAACAAATGACCCTGACTGAGTTGGATGCTCAGAAAGACACGGCGAGCTGCAACATCTGCTACGCCCGCAACTACGAATCTGCCCGGGACGATGCTATCGGTGAAAAGGTGAACCGCCTCTATAAGTTGAGCATTGGACACACCGGAATCATGCTCTGCGACAACTGCCTGGACCAGCTCTCCGATATGCTGAACTACGCCCGCCGCCTCCGGGATCATTCCCTTCGGGCAGGCGACGAGGTGTATGTGCTGGAGCGAGATGAGGAGGGGCTGGCCTGTGATGTCACTGGCTATATGTTCCTCGCCGAAGCTGGCGGTCGGGCAATCGTGACCCCGTACATCAACAACATGGACGACCTCGACGGCATCATGGAATACCATGTCATGGAAACCGCTGAGAACTACGACACGGACTTGGCGGTGTTCCCGATGGAGGATTGCTACGCAGACCGAGAGGAGGCCCTTGAAGTTTTGCGCAAGGAGAAAGACGGTGACGTAGGATGATGTTCTTTACCAGGGGCCGAGACTTGGCGGACTACGTAAACCTCTTGTCCGGGGCGCTGCGAGCACTGGCCCAGGACATGGCCCGGATAAGTGAGCTGACCGGCAGAAAGATGACGGAGGACATGATCCTCGATGCGTACATCCAAGCTGCGAGCGGCCCGACCATCTTCGAGCGCGTCTTGATTGAGCAGGGGCGCATGACGGAGGCTGAGGCGAATACGAACCATCTGGCGGAGATGATCTACTGCCAGGTGTTTGAGGGCCTTACACCCAAGATACCAGAGCTCAAATACTACGAGGTCAAATTTTCCGATGGAAATGAGATCAACGCGGTGTGGGTGTGCATTCGTGGCACAGACCAGCCCACCACTGAAGAAGCCCAATGGTTCATGGCCTCGGATTCTGCGGCGCTGAAACTGCCCGTCGCAGAGGTCTGCGAGATTGATGAGCAGACTGCCCGGGGTTGCTACGATTTCAGCAACGAGGCTGACTGGCCCATCTTCTCGAAAGGAGGCACCCGTTATGGCACGAAAAACGCCAGTTGTTGAGGACTGGCTGGGGCATGAGTTTTCCACAGGCGGTTACGCGGGAAAGGATTACCTCGACTTTCAGCGGGCTGCAAAAAGGGACCTCAAAAAGATTGCCCAGTCCGCAGGTTTTAGCCTGCACAGTTTCGGCCCAAACCACTACTGCTTTACAGCAGTGTTACGACATGAAGCTACTGGGGCCTTTGTCTATGTGTCCATCAGCGATGTCCGCTTTGGGCAGGATCACTGGTACAACCGAGTTTTGTACCGCAGCATGAAGCATGAAAAAGACTGGACGGGCGGCCCCAACCAACGGTGTGCGTGGAACGAACTGGCTACCGCGCTCACCCGTATGTGCGACACGAATGGAGGTGCCTAAGATGTATGAGCCTGAGCGTCCGTTGGAGCCGCCCGAGGACAAAATCTTCGGTTACTGCGACCACTGCGGCGGAGAGATTTACGAGGGCGATACCGTTTACGACATCGACGGTCAGCGCATCCACGAGGACTGTCTGGAGGACTTTGCCCGGGGCTACTTCGCCGCCTGCCTGACTGAAGCACGAATTTGATGGAGGTGTGATTCATGCAAAGAAGTATTGGCGAAATCTATGAGGCGATCCACGCCATTCCCGCTCGTTCCGCGTGGGAGAAAGGCGTCATCAACTACGCAGATGAGCTGCTCAAAGCCTACCTCGGCAACCGGGGCCTGAGCCTGGAGGACATCCACGTTCGCATCGGCAAGATCACCGAGGCAGACCTGCTGCGGGGCGCTCCGAACTGGGAGCGGTACAGCCGGGGCGGCATGGCCCTGGTGAGCAACGAGGACATTTGCCGGCGGCTCTGCACAAAGGCCGTGTTCAAGAAAAAGATGGCCGGGCAGGTCCCGCCCTCTGCGGGTGGCCGTGATTGGCTCGACTTCCAGGTCACTGCGTTGACTGAGGCTGCGAAGATTGTCCTCGAAGCGGTGAATCGGAGGGCTGAACATGGAACCTGAGAAGGTAATCCGCATTTTGGAGCGGAGAACGACCATTCCCGGAGATGGATTTAGCTACGAGGAAATCAATGAGGCGCTCGACTTTGCCATCCGCGAAGTGGGAAAGTGCATCCCAAAAGCTCCTATCACGGGTGCGTGGGAGCCTAACAGATGCCCCACTTGCGATGCCGACCTCGGTGGAGACTGCGATGACGGCTACTACGAAAATCCGTGGCATGACCGCTGCCCTGAGTGTGGGCAACGGCTGGATATGTGAGGAGGCGACTACACATGAGAAAAGCCATAGCGATAGACTTTGACGGCTGCCTGTGTGATTGGGCGTGGCCCGGAATCGGAGCTCCGCATATGAATGTCATCCAAGCAGCCATCCGTGAGAAACAGAACGGAACTGCTCTGATTCTCTGGACCTGCCGTGTCGGTGAGCGGCTGGGCGAGGCCGTGAAGTTCTGTTCCGACCTGGGGCTGACCTTCGATGCGGTGAACGGCAATCTGCCTGAGCGGATTGCCGCCTATCAGAATGACCCTCGTAAGGTAGAAGCCGACGAATACTGGGACGACCGGGCAGTGCTCACGCCCATTGACCCTGCGTTCAAGGTGGATGGGATGCCGCTGGCAGAAATCATCGACAGCTTGGAAGATCAAGCGCAAGACCGAGATTCACTCACTCCGCCGGATGAGCCCGACAGCATTTTTATCCACGATGCGGCAGCACTCCGCGCCGCAGTAAAACTTCTTCGCAGATTGGAGGAAACCAACCATGATTAAGAACTTCACCCCGATGCCCTTCGAGGGCATCAACCCGCTGCCCGATTACGTCACCAACGTCCGGGCCTTCACCCTCGTCGGCACCGCGCCGGGGGGCTATCGTGTCACACTTGCCAAGCTGACGGTGGGTGAATCCAAGAGCGCCGGCAACCCGCTGGGCCACGCTCTGTTCGAGAGCTTCAACGACCACGGTGAGCAGATGAAATCTGTGAGAACCCGCGTAAGCGGCTGCGACCGGGAGTTTGTGGCGGTCAAGAACGCCATGATGGAGACCGGCGTGGAGTTTTACCCCTCCCTGCCCAGCGCCCCCGAGGAAATCATGCAGTCCCTCGGGGACTGGTTCAGAGTGACGAACGAGGAAATCGCTGAGGTCTCCGTCGTGTCACAAACCTGTCATTGACCTGACGTATAGGAGGTGCTACAATGATACCGTCCAGTATTATGAACGCGCCAATGCGATTGCGTCTCGAAATTCGGAAGAAGTGCAACTTCTTCTGGCTCCGGGACATCCGGGATGTCGATATTACGCAGTGCTGCGCCAAATGTTTCATCGGCCAGAAAGACAATCGGGTCTATTATGCGACGCTGCACAAGTCTGAGGCGGTCGTGGACATCTTTGTCCAGCAGAGTCCGAGGGCAAAAGCCTACTATCTCTGCGGCCTGAGTGACGGGTTCGTCTGGGAGCTGAACACGCACGTCGCGTTCGTTCCCGACCGCAACTCGGAAATCCACATCGACAACGACCGCATCAAGCTCGACATCACCAACGCAAGGCGCATCCACTTCTGGGACTACGTGCCGAATCCGCAGGGGGTCTTCACGAAACAGCAGAGGACCTGCCGCAATTGGATATTCGCAAACTATATCAAGGACGGTATGCCGCTATGATTGTGAGTGCGAGTAGACGGACAGACATCCCGGCACTGTTCTCGGAGTGGTTCTACAACCGTGTTGGGAAAGGATTTGTCCTCCTTAGAAACCCATACAACCCTCTACAGGTCGGGCGTGTATCACTCACGCCCGACCGCGTAGACGGCATTGTGTTCTGGACTAAGAACGCCGCCCCCATGCTGGGCCGCATCCACGAGCTGGATGCGTTCAAGTATTACTTCCAGTTCACCATCACGCCCTACGGACGGGATGTTGAGCGGAATATCCCCGACAAGCATGAGGTCGTGATACCGGCGTTCAAGAAAATCGGGGCTGACAAGGCCATCTGGCGCTACGACCCCGTTTTCCTCAACGAGAGGTACACCTGGGACTATCACATCCGGGCCTTCACCAAGATGGCGGAGGAGCTGGAAGGCCACACGCATAAGGCCGTGATGAGTTTCGTTGACAGCTACCGCACCGTGGACCTGCGCCCGCTGCACATCCAGCCGATGACGCCGGAGCAGCAGCGCGAGTTCGCCCAGCAGCTTTTTGAAATCGCGGCGAGCCACGGCATTGAGCTCACATCCTGCTCAGAAGACCTCGGCATCCCGCACTCCTGCTGCGTGGACGGCAAAATGTTCGGTGTGATTAAACCGAAGGACCGCAATCAGCGCGGGCTCTGCGGCTGCGTGGAGAGCGTTGACATCGGTTCATACAGCACTTGCAGTCATGGCTGTGCGTACTGCTACGCCAACCACTATGGCTACGTTCAAGACCCGCCTGACCCTGGTTGCGACCTGCTGGGTCCGCCCTTAACAGGGAACGAGAAAATTAAACAGAGGAACTAAGAAAAGCCTCCGTTTTGGGTAAACGGAGGCTTTTTCTATGTTTATTTTTAGCAAGGAGGACAAGCGAGTATGGAAATCATCTACAAAAGCCCTGACGAACTCATTGAGTACGAGGGCAACGCCCGCCGGAATGACGCGGGCGTGGCGAAGGTGGCCGAGAGCATCAAATCATTCGGCTTCCTCAACCCCATCACGATTGACGAGAACAACGTCATCATCGCGGGGCACACTCGGCTGAAGGCCGCCAAGATGCTGGGGCTCACCGAAATCCCCTGCATCGTGCAGCATCTGTCTGAGGAGGATGCGAAGCTGGCCCGCATCATCGACAACAAGAGTCACGAGTATTCCACCTGGGATGTCGGCAAGCTCCACCAGGAGCTGGCGGGCATCAACCTCGATGTCAAGACCACATTCTTCACCCCGAACCGGGACCGGCAGTTCTTCACGCAGAACAAGATGCTGATTTTCGGCAACAATGAGCTGCCCATCACCGAGGAGGAATACGCCCGGTTGAAGGCCGTGTACGACGCCTACATCGAGAAGAACAAGACCTACCTGGGCTTCGTCATGTTCCTGACAGGAGGGGAGAACGCATGAACATCAGAGAAATTTCCGTCGCGCGGTTGCGCGAGTATGAGAACAACCCCCGCAACAACGACCTCGCCGTCGAGAAGGTAAAGTACAGCATCCAGCGGTTCGGTTTCCTGTTCCCGGTCATCGTGGACATGAACTACACCATCGTGGCGGGCCATACCCGCGTCCGGGCCTGCCGGGAGCTGGGGCTGCCCTCCGTTCCGTGCATCATCGCTGATGAGCTGACCGAGGAACAGGTCAACTTCTTCCGGCTGGTTGACAACAAGACCAGCGAGTACAGCGATTGGGACTTCGAGAAGCTGAAAAGCGAGCTGTCCCTTATCGACCTGACGCTGGATGAGAACCAGCTTCTGCTTGAACGCTTTGAACTGAGCGCCGAGGTGTTCGACCTGGAGCCGGAACAGGCGGAAATCAAAATCCCCGCCTTCAACTTCATGGGCGTGAACGATAAGCCGGCGGCGCCCAAGAAGCCCTCTGTCAGCACCATCCACAGCACCGGCGCAGAGGCGGCTGCCGAGGCCGCTGAGGAGGCCGGCGCCGTGGAGGAGGGTTCCTATACCACCCCCGCCGAGGAGCCCACTCAGGACGGCTACAACGGCCCGGAGCAGGGCTTCAGCGCGGAGGCATCGCCCCAGGGCACCGACATCACCGTGCAGGACGGCGCGCCGGCTACCACTGCCTCCGCCCCTGGCGAGCAAAAGAAGTCCAAGGCCATCCTGCCGTTCTGTCAGTTCAGGTTCGGAGATGTGGCGTTCTTCATTTCGCAGGTCGAGCTCGACCGGCTGAACGCGAAGTACGCCGAGTATATCGACTCCGGCGAAATCCTGAAGGGCAGCTTTGCAAATTATCTGCTGAAGGGAGTTGAAAACAGTGATTGATTTCGTCGAGAAAGTGCCTATCGAGGAGGTAACGGGGTCTGAGTACAACCCGCGCTCCATCACCCCCGAGGCTCTGGAAGCCTTGCAGTACAGCATCCGGCGGTTCGGCATGGTCAAGCCGCTGATTGTCAACGCCTCGAACAACGTCATCACGGCGGGCCACCAGCGGAAGAAGGCGGCGACGGCCATCGGCCTGGAGTATCTGCCCTGCATCCGCATCAGCAGCCCGAACTTGCAGGACGAGATTCTGTTCAACCTGATGCACAACTCCATCGAGACCAGCAAGACCTCGGTGCGGCTGGAGGAGTTCACGGTGGGCGGCTACCACTACTGCGCCCCCGACAAGGTGAAAATCGAGAGCGAGCCGCAGAACGTGCTCGTCTGCTCCGAGATTACCAAGCTGATGTCCCGGTACGGTGAGTGGGGCAGCGCCGTGACTGACGGGGATGGCAACGTCATCCTCAACGCGGAGTATGCCTACTGCGCCAAGAAGCTGGGGTACGGCGTCCTGTGCTACGCCATCCCCAATGAGGACGTGCCCGAGTTCCTGAAGTGCATGGGCATCGAGTACGGCAAATACAACTTCGACAACCTCGGCGTCCAGACCTATCACCAGTTCCTGGCGCAGCCGAAGCGCCTGAGCACCGACGGGCGGCAGTCCAACACGTCCATTCTCTATGAGAAATACCTGATTCCGCGCCTGCAAAAGACCGACAGCATCATCGACATCGGCGCGGGGCGCATGGCCTACGTCAAGCTGTTGAAGTCCAAGGGCTACAACATCCACGCCTACGAGCCGTCCCTGATGGTCAAGGGCGCGAACAAGCTGGACATGAAGGGCATCGTCGCCAACATCATCCGGGCCGAGCAGGAGGTCCGGGCCCACGGCCTGTTCGACTGGTGCGTTCTGGAGGCCGTCATCAACTCGGTCGTGGACGATGAGTTCGAGAAGGCAGTCCTCACCGCTTGCAACGCCGTGTTGAAATCTACCGGCACCCTGATTACCTGCACCCGCAACATCGCCTACGTCGAGAAGGCGTATGAGAAGCAGAAGCTGTCTGCCGGTGCCGGCGACTGCCTGTGGTATCTCGACGACAAGAACTACACTCTCGGCGTGACCAACGGCATCGTGTTCAAGCAGAAGTTCCACACGCGGGAGAGCTTCGTTGCTCTGCTCGAACGGTACTTCGAGGAGGTCGGGGTGCTGTCCTGCACCGCCGGCTATATCTACTGTGCCTGCTCGAAGCCGAAGCAGCTCGACACCGAGGTCTACGAGGAGTATCTGGAAAAGGAACTCAATATTGAATACCCCGGCGGGTTCAAGCACAACAAGCACAAGGGGCTGATGGAGGTCTTAATCGCAAAGGTTGCGGAGAGGTATGGCTAATGCGAGAAAAGACCTGTTTGACCAGTGGGTCGAGTCCGGCGCGGTAGAAAATAACCTCGCCATCCTGCAATCGCTGGCGATGCAGGGTAAGTCCCTCGCAGAAATGGCAGAGTGCTTTGATATATCCAAGCGGACGCTGATAAACCTGAAGGCGAAGCACTCTGCCATCGACAAAGCCATCAAGAACGGTCGGCTCTCCGTCGTAGCGATGTGCCAGAACAAGCTGATGGAGCGGGTGTCCAGCGGTGACACCACCGCCATCATCTATGCTCTGAAGGTCTACGGCGGCGAGTTCTTCAATGACCGCAAGACTGTCAAGGCCGAGATTACGGGTACGCCTGTTGCCCAGCCCCAAGTTCAAATCTACCTGCCGGCAACGGATTCGGAGGTGGGCGGAGAGAATGGGGAAGCGAAAGAGTAACAACACACCGGGCGGTCCTATCATTATCCGCCCTCAGCCGGGGAAGCAGGAGCTGTTCCTGCGTTCCCCGGCGGACATCTGCATCTATGGTGGCGCCGCCGGCGGCGGAAAGACCTACGCACTCCTGCTGGAGTGCCTGCGAAACATCAACAACCAGCATTTCGAGGCTGTCATCTTCCGGCAGTCCCGCCCGCAGATACTGAGCGCCGGCGGCCTGTTCGCCACCAGCCAAGAGATTTATCCGTACCTGGGCGCGTCGAGCGTTCTGACACCCAACGTCCAGTGGCGGTTCCCATCCGGGGCGAAGGTGACGTTCGCCCATATGTTCTATGAGAAGGAGAAATATAACTGGCAGGGCTCCCAAATCCCGCTGCTGATGTTCGACGAGCTGGTTCATTTCACGGAGAGCCAGTTCTTCTATATGTTCTCCCGAAACCGTTCTACCTGTGGCGTGAAGCCGTACATCCGGGCCACCTGCAACCCTGATGGGGAAAGCTGGGTGGCTCGGTTCATCGACTGGTGGATTGACCCGGAAACGGGTTACGCCGACGAGAGCCGCTGCGGAAAAATCCGATACTTCGTCCGCAAGAACAACATCATCCATTGGGCGGACACCGCGCAGGAGCTGTACGAAACCTTCGGGCTCTACACCCCGGAGGACATGGCGGACGTTAAATCGGTGTCGTTCATCAGCGCCAAGCTGTCGGATAACAAGGCCATGATGAAACACGACCCCGGCTACATGGGCGCGCTGAAAGCGATGTCCGAGTTCGACCAGGAACAACTGCTCAACGGTAACTGGAAAATCCGCCGGTCTGCGGGCCACTACTTCAAGCGGGCCAAGGTCGGCCAGATGTTCAACGCCCCGCCCACCGATGTTGTCAAATGGGTCCGGGCCTGGGACTTGGCAGCCACCGCCCCCGGCGAGGCCGACGAGCTGGATGGGCTGCCCCAGGCCATGCGCCAGACCCGCCGGGACGACGACAGCGCCTACACCGCCGGCGTTCTGCTGGGCAAGCGGAGCAACGGGCGCATCTTTGTGGCAGATGTCATCAATGTCCGGGAGAACGGCGCTGACGTTCGTAAGCTCATTATGAACACCGCCGCCTCCGATGCCGCGCTGTATGGTCACGTAACCATCCGGCTGCCGCAGGACCCTGGGCAGGCGGGCAAAGACCAAGCGCAGAGCTTCGTGCGTATGCTCGGCGGGTATACCGTGACGACCGCTCTTGAAAGCGGCGACAAAGTAACTCGCGCCGAGCCTTTCTCGTCCCAATGGCTTGCCGGGAACGTGGACGTTCGGAAAGCTGCCTGGAACGACGATTACTTCCGGCAGTTAGAAAACTTCCCCGTCGGCAAGCTGAAGGACATGGTTGACGCATCGGCAAACGCCTATCTGGAACTTGAAAACGGGAGGCCAGAATTTGGCTTCTCCTTCTGAGGTGCGATATGAAACTAATCGACATTCTTACCGGGCGAAACCGGCAGCGGAATGAGTACCTGGACCAAAACGGGAACTTCGTTTCGCGCTGGGCCCGTCCACCTTCTAAGAACACAGCCGAGTGGCTCTCTATGTTTTCCAGGAGTCCCCGGCTTGCGGTGGTTGACCGTATTGCGAGTGACCTCGCCAGTGTGGGCGGACGCCTGCTGAGAGTGAACGAAGACGGCTCGGAAACCGAAATCACGCAGCACCCCTTCCTCGACTTCATGGCCCAGCCGAACCCGCTCTATGAGATGACGAGCTCCGCCATCTGGCGGCTCCACGAAATCTACCTGATGCTCGTGGGCGAGGGCTTCTTCCTCATCGAGCGGGATGAAATCGGACGCCCGGTGGAGTTCTGGAACGTCCCGCCCCATTGGGTGAAGATGACCCCGTACCTCGGCAACCCGAACTACCAAATCGTGTCCCCTGGCGGCCTGAGTATGGGCATCCCGGTGGATGATATGTTCGTGATGAAGCAGCTCAACCCGCTCGACCCATTCATGCGCGGGCTGGGCATCGCGGAGAGCATCGCGGACGAGGTGGAAATCGACGAGTACGCCGCCAAGTTCCAGAAGCGGTTCTTCTACAACGACGCCACCCCACCCACGGTATTCATCATGCCGGACGCCACGCCGGAACAGCGGGATGCTTTCATGGCCGGCTGGAATAAGCGGCACAAGGGCGTGGAGAACAGCCACAAGGCCGCCGCCCTGACCGGGAACGTCACGGTGCATGAGCTGGGCAAGGGCGAAGGCAAGAACCTGGGCTTCATTGAGAGCCGCGTCGCTATGCGTGACGCCGTTCTGGAGCACTTCGGTGTGCCGCGTGAAATCATGGGCATCACCGAGAACAGTAACCGGGCCACCGCCGACGCCGCGCAGTACATCTACGCCAAGAACGTGCTGATGCCCCGGCTCCGAAACCGGGAGGAGGCCATCAACAAGCAGATTCTCCCGCTGTTCGGCCTGAGCGAGCACTACGTCTGGCGGTTCGATTCCATCATCCCCTACGACAAGGACTTCGATAAGTCCAAGGCCCTGGACGGCTGGCAGGCGGGGCTGCTGATGAAAAACGAGGCCCGCGAGCTGCTTGACCTCTCCGCTGTTGACGGCGGGGATGTGTACCGGGCCACAGGCAACGACCTGTTCCTGCGGTCCACCGATGACGCCGCCGCGCTGTCCCAGGCCGCACGGCAGGCGGAACTTGCCCCCGCGCCGGAGGCTGAACCGGCGGCGGAGAAAGCCCTGGAGCTCCCCGACGATGAAATCGTCGAGGTCGAGTACGGGGAGAAGGCCGACCACCGGGTAAATGTGTCCGCCGCGCTCAGGAAAGAGGACAAAATCGCCAAAGCTGACGGCAAGCTGTTCGAGGACGCCGTGGCTCGGCATTTCTCCGAACAGGCCACGGCTATTGCAAAAGCCCTGGGCCTGACAGCCAAGGCAGAAACTCCGCTCCTGGCGCCCCTGGACGACTACCTGCTGGAAGACGGCACCTTTGACCCGGAGCTGTGGGCTCTGCTTTCCGAGGCGGAGCAGCAGCGGCTCACCGCCGGTATTGCGACGGGCCTTCTCGATTGGAAGTCCGAGGCCAAGAAGCTGACGACTCTGTTCACGCCGCTGTGGAAGAAGACCTACGATGACGGGGCCACCCTCAACGCTGAGACCTACGGCATAATCGGCATCGACCGACCTGACTTCGTATCAGCCGCCAAAATCAACGGCGGCAAGCGCATCGTGGGCATCGAGCAGACCACCCGAGACAGCATAGCGGACATCATCGCCAGAGGCATCGCCAACGGCGTGAGCCAGTCCGAGCTGAAAAAGTCCATCTTGTCTGAGATGGACACCTCCCCCGCACGGGCAAAGCTGATTGCCCGACAGGAAACCGCTACGGCGCTCGCCACCGGGCAGTTCGACATGATGCGAGCTGCTGGGGCGAAAACAAAAACTTGGCACCATAGGCAGCAGCGCAACCCGCGCGACGGGACGAACGGGAAACCGAACCATGTTGCGATGGAGGGCGAGACTGTTCCTATGGATGCCAAGTTCTCTAACGGCCTCCGCTATCCCAGGGACCCCGAGGATGGCCGCCCCGAACAGCTTATTAACTGCCGGTGTTATTTGACCTACGGCGGTTTTTAAGGCAACCCAAAAACACTCTGAGGAAAGGAGGTAAACCGCATGGAACTTTTTCGAGCACAGGCCAGAGGTCGGGAGCTGAAATCGGACCAGCCTACCAGGGAGTTCAAGTCCTTCTCGTTTGAGCTGGAAAGCGCAGACGAAAGTACCGGCGAATTTTCCGGGTACGCCGCCGTTTTTGGCAACCGGGACAGCGGCAACGACATCATCGAAAAGGGCGCGTTCGCCAAGACCATCGTGGAAGACTTCAACCGCATCAAAATCTTGGCGCTGCACAACGACTGCTGGCTCCCCGTGGGCAGGCCGATTGAGCTGCGCGAAGATGACCGTGGCCTTTTCATCAAGGGGAAAATCAGCGACACCTCGATGGGCCGCGACATTCGGACGCTCCTCAAAGATGGCGTCCTGAGTGAGCTGTCTATTGGCTACGATGCCATCGACTTCGACTACGACAGCAAGACCGACACCCGCCATCTCCGGCGCATCAAACTGTGGGAGGTCTCCATCGTCACCTGGGCTATGAATGAACAGGCGAGGATTGATGAGGTCAAGTCTATGGTGGAGGGCATCAAGACCGAAGCCAAGAGCGGCAAAATCACTCGCGCAAGGCTGGATGCCTTGAAACCGTTCATCGCCGTGGTGCGGGAGCTGGCCGACATCCTCAGCCCGTTTTTGGAGTCGCCCCCGCCGGAGGAGCCGCCCGCACAGAACAATCCCCCGACGCAGAACAACGTCAAGCAGGTCAAAAAATCCGGGATAGTCTTCGAGATTGTCCCCTAACACAACAGGAGGTATCTGAAAATGAAATTGACCCAGGAACAGCTCGCCGAACTCATCGCTAAGGTGTTTGCGAGCATCAGTGAAAAGCGCAAGGCCGCCTGCAAGGAGGCCGACCCCGCCCCCGCTGCCGACGACGGCTTCAGCACCGACGAGATTCTCGCCGCTGTGTCCGAAATCATCGGCGACATCGGCGAGCCCGCCGACCCCGACGCCAAGGCTGACGACACCGCCACGGCGGAGGAGGGCGAGATTTCCCCCGAGCTCATCGCCCGTGTGATGGAGGCCATCGGCGCTCTCGGCGCGAAGGCCGCTGCGGAGCCCAGCCAGCAGAAAGCGGCGGAGCCCGCCGGTGGTTCTGAGAGCAAGGCTGCGGCACCCGCTGCTACCCCCGCTCCCGCCCCCACCCCTCAGCGCAAGTACGCCAGTCTGTTTCTCTCCGGCGCCGCCGCGTCCGCCCCCAGCGCCTCCGGGTTCAAGGCCCGCATCCAGTCCATGTCCGGCCCCGAGCGGACCAAGACCGTCTACGGGATGTTCGGTCGGGCGGTGAAGTGCCTCCACGCTGCTGGCGGCAACTTCGACAACGCCGCGTTCATCGCCGAGCGCAAGTTCATGGACGCTGAGATGGCCCGGGAGTTCAAGGCCCTGTCCGCCACCGTTCCCAGCGACGGCGGCTACCTCGTTCCCGAGGTCTACGCCAGCGAAATCATCGAGCTGCTGTACCCCGCCACCGTCATCTTCAGCCTGGGCGCCCGCCGGCTGGGTATGTCGAACGGCAACATGAACATCCCCAAGACCCGGAGCGGTTCTCGGGCCAAGTTCGTGGGTGAGAATCGGAAGATTCCCTCCAGCGCCCCTGGGTTCGGCAACCTGAAGCTGTCCGCCAAGAAGCTGTCCGCCATCATCCCCATGAGCAACGACCTTCTGCGGTCCACCAACTTTGACAACGATGTCATCGTGGGCCAGGACATCACCAAGCAGATGGCCCTGGGCGTTGACTACGGCGCTCTGATGGGCAAGGGCGGCGAGTTCCAGCCCGTCGGCATCACCGAGAACAAAGGCGTTCTGACCATCGACGCCACTAAGCTGGACACCGACTACGCCAGCTCCGCCGGTGTGCTGACTGCCATGTTCCCCGGCTACATGGTCGCCGCCGTGCTGAAGAACAACGTCCTGGCCGGCAGCCTGGGCTTCACCTTCAACACCAGCGTCGAGCAGTATTTCAAGAACCTGCGGGACAGCGTGGGCGGCTTCATCTTCGCCGAGGAGATGAACAAGCAGCACACTCTGGTCGGCTACCCCTACCGCACCACCAACCTGTTCGAGACCGTGGGCGGCAAGACCAAGATTATCTTCGGCGACTGGAACGACCTGGTTATCGGCGAGCAGGGCGCCCTGGAAATCGAGACCAGCCGCGAGGGTTCCTGGACCGACGAGGCGGGCAACCTCATCTCCGCGTTCGAGAACGACCAGACCATCATCCGGGCCATCAACAACGTGGACGCCGGCCTGCGTCACGACGAGAGTTTCGCCGTGGCGGATAAGGTCGCCGTTCCCATCTAATCGGGAGGTAAATGACCATGAAACGTGAGCTGCTTCAGAATGTCAAGGCTATCCCCTACACCAGCGGGGAGGCCATCGACCGCACTGGCTTTCTGTCCGCTGTGGTCGCCGTGTCCGCCCTGGCTGCGGGCAACGTGAAGCTGGCAGTCACTCACGCCGACGCCTCTGACGGGACCTTCGAGGCCGTCACCGACGAGCGGCTGGTGGTGGGCGGCCCCGCTGAGGTCAAGGACCTGAAGGTGGGCGACATCGCCAACTTCGACCTGGACCTCGTGGGCTGCAAGCCCTTCATCAAGATTACTCTGAGCGGTGATGCTGCGGCCACCGGCAGCGGCGACGCCGCCAAGACCGCCGCCTGCGCCGTCGTCCTGGGCGACCACCGTGTTCAGCCCGTGTAAGGAGGGCCGCGATATGCCGAGGATTTACCCGGCGGTGGGCCCTTCCCACACAAAGCGGGTCGGCCCCACCGAGGCCAAAGCCACTCCGCCGGAGAAGCCCCCGAAGGCCCCCGGCGAGGACAAGGACAAGGACAAGAAACAGGCAGGGGGCGGCGGGAAGTAACCCGCCGCCTTTTTAGGAGGTCTATATGCTTGCAGAAAACGCACTGACAACAGTGGAACGGATGAAGTTGATGCTTGGCCTTCCGGCGGAAACCGATGACCGCACCAACCTAATCGTCGAGATGCTGATAAATAAGGCTTCGTCCTGGGTCGAGCGTCAAATCGGCAGGCATTTGGGCAAACACGCATACCTGCATTGGTATCGTGCCGACGGCCAGCAAGAGCTCGTCACGGACGAATACCCGATTATCCGTGTGGAGTACGTCAAAGAAGGAGGACGGCTTGTTGACCCGAAACTCTACGACTACTCACAGACGGGCAACATCGGCGTTATTTACCGTGACGACGGCTGGCTGAAGGACGGCTACCGCAGCGGGTTGGCATACGACATCGTGGCCCTAAAGCGGAATATCGAGGTCAGCTATACAGCGGGCTATGTTCTGCCGAAGGATGCCACGGACGATGAACCGGCCACCCTCCCGGCTGACCTGGAAGGGTTGATTTGGGACATCGTTTCGCAGGCTTACACGAACCTGCAAAATGGGTCGCTGGGGCTGAACTCCTTCACGATTTCCGACGTGATTTGGGACTTCGATAAGTCCACCCACCCGGAATGGATTCAGCTCATCAATCTGTATAGGAGGTACTGAGATGGACGTTGACAGCATCCTATCGGATTTCGAGAGAATGAAAGCGGCCTGCCTCGAAATGGAAGGGCAGAAAATCCTCATCGGCATCGTCGGCGGTGCGGATTCCGAGGTCGCGAAGATTGCCCACTCACACGAATACGGCGTCCCCGGCAAGCTGCCGGAGCGTTCGTTCATCCGGGCCAGCTTCGACCAAGACCAGGAAAAGCTGGGCAAAATCATTGACGGAGCGATGGAGAAGCTGATTCAAGGCACCCTGTCCCCAAGCGGGGCGGCGGCGTCCATCGGCGCCCAATCTGCTCAACTGGTACAGAACTTCATCGACGAAAACCGGGTAAAGCCCCCGTCGGACTTCTCGAAAAAGACACAGCAAACCACGCTGTATGAGACGGGTACGCACATCCGGGACCGAATTGCCTACAAGGTGGTGAAGGGCTGATGTTCTGCAATACTCCTCGGCTGCCGAGGGCTCTCCTGCACATCCTGACGGTCTCCAATCGGACCTTCGTGCGGGACGGCCCCGGCGGTCAGTCCCGGCCCGTTGACGAGCCGGTGGCGTCCTTCTGGGGCGTTGTCCTGCCCCTGTCCAACAAGGACTGGCGGCAACTGCCGGAGGGCGTGTTCACCAAAGACGCCCAAAAGCTCTACACCGATGACCCGGTGGAAATCAAGCCCGGTCAGATTATCCGGGACACCTACGACGGGCAGCAGTACACCGTGAAGACCGAGCTGAATCACAACACCCTACACCCCATGGTGCGATACATCGTGGAAGGGGTGGTGAAGAAGAAATGACCTTCACACAGGCCCGAAACGCGATAGTGCAAGGGCTGGAGGCGCACATCGGCTACCCGGTAAATCTGACCGACCAAATCGCTGAACAGCCGGACTATCCGTACTGCTACTACAGCGTTTTGGCCCCGCGCATCACCAATCACGCATTTGGGCTGCGGGAGGTTCTGGAAACTGGCGATGACTCCTTTGCCATCCGCCGGACAGAGCCTGCCGCAGCAACCATGTCCTTCACGTTTTGCAGCCAGAACCGCGAGACGGAGGACGGCTACATCTTCGGCGAGGATGAGGCCCTGGAGCTTTCTGAGAAGGCCCACGGTTTCTTCCTGCTCAACGGGCACAACATCCACACGGAGTTCGGCGACATCGTTATCAACAGCGTCAGCTCTGTGGGGAGCCGGACAGGGTTCGTCGTGGAAGATGCCATCCGCCGGTACGGATTCGACATCCGCTTTTCCTATATGCGGACCGATGAAATGCCCACGGAGATTATCGAGAAAGCGAACCCCGTCGGAATTACTCACTAACAGAAGGAGGAAAAAGCCCTATGGCACAAAAGGACGTAATTGTCGTTGTGCAGCGCGACGCACTGCCCAAGGAGAAGGAAAACCTCGACATCCTTCTCGTGTCCACCACCGGGGCCCGGCCCGTTGAGGTGTATCGGGACATCGAGATGGTCAAGGCTGTGTTCGGCCCCGACGGGCCGTGTCCCAACTCCAAGGTCGTCCGCAAGGCGACTACCCTGCTCAACCAGGGAAAAACCACACTGGCCGACACTCTGGTCAGCAAGTTCAAGATTGTAGGCTTCGAGCCGCCCAGCGCCTCTGCCGCGCTCCCGGCTAAATTCAGTATCGACTTCACGTCTGTGGTATTTGCTGATGACGCAGCTATCCCCTCTGGCAAAACTTTGTACGTGAAAATCGGCGGAGACGATAAAGCAGTTGTCGAAATTTCCACGACAACGGAAGTTGCAAGTCCTGCGGGGCTGGCTGGGCTATTTGCTGACACCACTTTCACCAAAGGAGGCAAGACCTATTCTGCCGCCGTGGACGGGAGCGCAGTCACTTATACCGCAACAGTTCCTGGCTCTGCCGACTCTATTCCGGCGCGCATCAATATTTATGCGGACGAAGCTATGACTCAGGAGTTGCTTTTTAAGCCGGATGATGCGGTCGTTGTTAAATTTGTCAACGGCAGAGACGCCCTGAGCGCGCCGGATGCCCTCATCCAGACCATCGAGCAGTTCCGGGCCGACGTGGACAACGACTGGTATCTTCTGCTGACGGACCGGGACGAGGACGAGTACGTCTCCGCCTTGGCGAAGTTCGCCGAGGCCAGCGAGCCCACCGAGGCCGAGCTGGGTGTCGGCATTGAGGACCACCGCAAGTTTTATGTGGGCCAGACCGCCAACAAGAAGTTCGCCTGCAAGACCGCCCGTGCCGCCGTCATCTACACCGACCCCGAGTTCATCAGCGAGGAGCCGGATGCTTCCTACGTTGGCAACGTGGCCCCGTTCTATCCCAACAGCGTCACCTGGAAGTTCAAGCGGCCCCAAGACGGCAACGCGCCCACCAGTGCCGGCGTCAAGCTCATCTCTCTGCCCAAGCTGACCGAGAGCGAGCGGAGCGAGCTGCTGGAGAACTACGTCAACTTCTTGACGGAGGAGTACAAGCGGCAGTATGTCAAGAACGGCACCTGCCTCAATGGTGAGTTCATCGACACCGTTCTCGGTGGCGACTGGATTGCCAAGCGGATGCGGAACCTGCTGTATGACATCCTGCTGGAGAACGCCACCATCGCCTACGACGACGCCGGGTTTGGCCTCGTGGCTACGGCGGTCCTCCAGACGCTGGCGGAGGCCGTTGACCTGGGCATCATCGCCAGGGACCCCGAGAGCCGGACGGGTGTGTTCACCGTGGTTATCCCGAAGTACGTCGAGAGCACCGAGGAGCAGCGGCGGAACCGGGTCATGCCTGACATCACCTGGGAGGCCCTGCTTGCCGGCGCCATCCATCAGGTGAAATCCAAGGGTGCGCTCCGCGCATCGCTCTAAGGGAGGGTTAATCAATGTCTTTACTGAGCACCTATGACCCCCTGAAGGTAAACGTCACCTTCAACAACCGGCAGCTCCGTATGTTCGGCGACAGCCTGTTCACCCTGGCCCGTGACGAGGCCAACGTGACGCTGAAGAAGGGATGCAAGGGCGACAGCACCTACATCATCAATGCGAACAAGGCTGGCAAGCTGACCGTCACTCTCCAGCAGGAGTCCCCGGACATCCCCTATCTGGAGCAGTGCGCCGAGAAGTACGTGAAGGCGAACCTCGCCATCACCGATGCCAACGACAGCGGAATCGTGTTCTTTGCCCAGGACTGCATGGTCGAGAAGCTGCCCGACCGTGCGCGGGGTAAGGACGCCGCCGACGTGCCGTTCGTGTTCCTCATCCCGGAAATCAACAGGTACTAAGCCCGTTGGGGCTGAAACATTGAGTGAAACATCTTCCTCTATTTCAAGTATTAGGCACGAAAAGAAAGTTTAGAGAAAATAATTCAACCCAATGTTTCAGCCTCCAATGTTTCAATGTTTCGGGCATTGTTTCGCCGTTGTTTCGGCTCAAACCCTTGCAACCACGGGCTTTCTTCCCTATTTGAAACATTGAAACATTCATTCTCATTAGAAGCAAATACAGAGAGAATAGGCCGTTAAGGAATAAGAGGGTATCTCTCTAATATCTCTAATCCCTCTATTTCGTGCAATTATACACGCGCGTATGCGCGAGAAGGAGTGTATGAACTATGGCGAGGACAAAAGTTGTTACGGTGAACGGCACCGACTACACGCTTCAGAGCGTGACCTTTTCCTGGTACACCAATCTGACTGACCTTTATATCAACCCGGCCAACGGGCGGAAGAGCACGGCGAAGTACGTCGATGCTCTGCTCAAAGGCTGCGTGACCGCCCCGGCGGAGGTTGCCAAGCGCGGCCTCGAATACTTCGAGGAGCAGGACGACATCACCACGCCCAACGAGCTGTCGAAGGCCATCGAGACCTTTCTTGGCGAAAGAAGCAAGCCGAGCGGAGGCGCTAAGACGAGCGCGACGTAACGAACGTTTCTGGCGGATGGTATTCGCCCAGGGCGGCGTGAACTTCGCCGAACTCAGCACCATGGACCTCTACGCCTTCATGGAGGCGGAACAGGCCCGTCTGCTCTGGCAGGACGAGTGGAATAAAAAATAAGCCGGAGAGGAGGGACGATTTGTGGATGAAGCCCGCAGCTTGACCTACAGTATCAACGTCAAAGCTGTTGTTTCAAAGGCTGAGGAAGATATACGAAATTTCGTTGGCAGTCTTGGTAAGCTGCGGGAAGAAGCTGCTGGTGGTATTGACATCAGGCTGAATATTGAACAGGCTTCGGGCAGTATTCGGGACCTGACTTCGGAAATTGGCAATCTTCAATCTGAGGGCGCCGATGTTGAGGTCGGGGCCGATACGACCGACGCCGAGGACAGTATTCGGGACCTGACCGAAAGCCTGGGAAACCTCGGCGATACGGATGTCGAGGTTGACGCCGACACGTCGGAGGCGAGGGAGGATATTCAGGACCTCGCCGACGACCTCGGCAGCCTCGGTGAGAACGCCGGGGACATCGACATTGATGTTGATACGACAGACGCACAGCAGAATATCCGGGACCTCACGGAAGACATCGGGGACCTGGAGACCGATGCGGACGGTATCGGGTCTGCTTTTCGCAAATCGTTCCTCGCCGGCATTGACGGCGGAGATAGTTTCGCCGCATCCCTGCGGTCTGGCGTTGTGGGTGCGCTCACGGCGGCTGGCGAACGCGCCGGCGGCCTCGGGTCTGCCTTCAGCAGTTCGTTCCGCACAGGGATTGATAGCGGAAACAGCCTTGCTTCGTCTTTGAAGTCTGGCTTGGGCGGCGCCCTCGACTATGCGAAGGATAAGGCCGTTGACCTGAAAGATAACATCGTCGAAGGCGCGAAGAACATCGGGCATGGGTTCGCCCACCCAATCGAGACCATCAAAAGCGGCCTCGGAAATGCCCTTCAGAGCGCAAAAAACAAGTTCATTGATTTGGCCCGTGGCGCGGACACCGCTGCTGATGGAGCCGAGGATATGGGCGACGCCGCCAACAACGCGGCGGATGATGTGGCAGACCTTGGAAACGCCACCGAAAAATCTGGCAACGCCGCTGAGAAATCTGGCGGCAAGTTTGAAAAACTCGGCGGCATCCTAAAGGGCCTCGGCGCGGCAGTCGCGGCGGCATCGGTCGCCGTTGGCGCCTTCGCCGGGGCTTCCGTGGGCGTCGGAATGAACTTCGACAGCTCCATGTCCCAGGTCGCCGCCACAATGGGCTACTCGGTCGAGGAGTTGAACACGGTAGGCTCCGAGGCCAATAAGACCTTCACAGAGCTGCGCGGCTTTGCGATGGAGATGGGCGCGACGACCGCGTTCTCCGCATCGGAGGCCGCTGACGCTCTGAACTACATGGCATTGGCAGGCTACGACTCTGAGAAGTCGATGGCGATGCTGCCGAACGTGCTGAATTTGGCGGCTGCCGGCGGAATTGAGCTTGCCGCTGCCTCGGACATGGTTACGGACGCGCAATCGGCCCTGGGCCTGACCATGGACGAAACCACTGAGCTGGTCGATAAGATGGCGGCGGCGTCCAGCAAATCCAACACCAGTGTGGAGCAGTTGGGCAACGCTATCCTGGCTATCGGCGGTACAGCGAAAAACCTCGCCGGGGGCACGACCGAGCTGAATACGGCTCTGGGCATCCTGGCGGATAACGGTATCAAGGGCGCTGAGGGTGGTACGCACTTGCGGAACATCATCCTGTCCCTTGGTTCTCCCACCGATACCGCCGCAAAATCTCTTTCCAAGCTGGGTGTCGAGGTATTCGATGCCGAAGGGAAGATGCGCCCGCTCAATGAGACCTTCGGGGATTTGAACGACGCGCTCTCTACGATGTCGCAGAGTGACAGGCTTGCCGCCATCGGCGACATCTTCAACACGACGGACATCGCCTCGGTCAACGCCTTGCTGGGCACCAGTGCCGAGCGGTGGGATGAGCTGGGAACTGCCATCGGCGATGCGTCTGGCGCTGCCGGTGATATGGCAAAGACCCAGCTCGACAACTTGGCCGGTGACATCACCATGTTCAAGAGCGCCCTCGAAGGCGCTCAAATTGTTATCTCCGACCAGCTCACCCCCGACCTGCGGAAGTTTACGCAGTTCGGTACGGAGGCCATCTCTACGCTGTCTGCGGCCTTCCAGGAGGGCGGTCTGAGCGGCGCTATGGGGGCGCTGGGCGGCATCCTGAGCGATGCCGTCGGCATGGTGGTAGATATGCTCCCCAGCATGGTGGACGCCGGTGTGCAGCTCCTGGGGGCGCTTGGCGAGGGCCTGTTAAGCAACGTCCCGGTCCTCATCGAAGCGGCGACCCAAATCGTCGTCACGCTGGCCGAGGGCCTAACCTCGTCGATGTCCGGGCTGGATTCCTCCGGGAACGAAACCCTGACCCGGATAACGGATTCTCTGATTGAGAACCTGCCGGTGCTGATTGGGGCGGCGGGCCAAATCATCCTCACGCTGGCGAGTGGCATCGGCTCGTCCCTGCCGGAGCTGATTCCATCGGTAGTCGAAACGCTCCTGGTGGTGGTCAGCACTATTATCGAAAATCTGCCCCTGGTCTTAGACGCCGGGATGCAGATACTCGGCGGGCTGACGCAGGGTATCATCGAGGCCATCCCGATTTTGGTCGAGCAGCTACCCGAAATCATCCTGCAAATTGTCGGCTTCCTGTCCGAGAACCTGCCGACCATCCTGGAGCAAGGCTCTCAGATGCTTCTGTCCCTGGGCACGGGCATCATCGACGCCATTCCCCAGCTCGTAGCCCAGCTACCGGCTATCATCTCCTCCATCGTCGGCTTTATCACGGAGAACCTGCCGCTGATTGTGGAGACCGGCGTGAACCTCATCGTCCAGCTCGGCGTGGGGCTCATCCAGGCTATCCCCTCGCTGGTAGCGCAGTTGCCGCAGATAATCGCGGCTATAGTCGGCGGATTCGCCGAGCTCCCCGGCATGATGCTGGACATCGGCAAAAACGTCGTGAAGGGCGTCTGGGACGGCATTTCAGCTATGGGCTCCTGGATAAAAGAGAAGGTCACAGGATTCTTCGGCGGCATCGTAGATGGCGTCAAGGGGTTGCTGGGCATCCACAGCCCGTCCACGGTGTTTGAGCAGCAGGTCGGCACGAATATGGCCCTCGGTGTCGGGAAGGGCTTTGTCGGTGCGATGGGTACGGTCACGAAGGACATCGAAGCCTCCATCCCCACGAACATCGACTTGCCCGAAATCAATGGGCCTGACCCCAAATCCCTCGCCAACAATGTGGATGATGAGCTGTATCATGTCAGCCCCATTGTTGATGACGTGAACACCCCAGCAGTGCCGGATGTCACCTACGGCGTCAAGCCGCTGGTAGACAGCTTCAACCCGCCGAAGGTGGTCGATGTCGAAGGCCCCCGGAACCTTAACGCGCCTGATGACTACGACCCCTCGACGGATGAGCCGCACAATCCCCCGCCGCCCGAAGGGTTCCCGCCCCCGGCGCCGGCCCCTGACGGCGGAGGCGGGTTCGCCCTCCCGCCCGTGAACATCTACATCACGGTGGAAGGCAGCGCGGACGAGGCCGTGGTGGAAGACCTGAAGACGAAGCTCCACGACACTGTGAAGGAGCTGTTCGAGGAGTTCCGCAACGAGGAAAACGAGGAAATGGCTCTGAAAGAGCAGTACGCATTTTAACGAGGAGGTGCTGACATGGCTTACACGCTCATAGGGCGGCGGAGCGGCACGGTTCGTTTCGTTCCGTTCCAGAACGGTCTCGTTGAGAAAGAGAGCGAAAGCTATAGCAGCTCCGTGACATCGAACCCGATTGAGAACGGCTCCAGCATCAACGACCATGTGAACAACGAGGCTGGGACGTTCTCGATTTCGGGGACGATTATCGGCGGGGAGGGCGCTATCAATGCGCTGAAGGCGATGCGGGATTCCCGAGACATCCTGACCTATATCGGGGTGAGCCGGGTCACAAATCTCGTTTTTACCTCGCTGAAGTTCGACCGTTCGTATAAGAACAGAAACGGCGCCGCGTTCTCGGCGACGTTTAAGCGGATTCAGACGACCTCGCCCGAGTATGTCCCGATGGGCGAGTCGCTGCCCATGACGAGCCAGGATATGGGCCGGAGCGATGACCCGCAGTTGGCGAAAACCGTAAATGCGGGCATGAACACGGTCTACCTGCAATCGGTCAGCGCGGAGAGCATGGAGCGGTACGAGGCTGCCTACACGCAGCCCAGCAGCTCCGCCCCGCTCACGCGGATAACCGGGAGCTACAATGGCCTGTCATCGTAACAGGAGGTGAGAGAGTATGGCGCTGCAACTGATTGACCTTAACGCAGATGTCAGCTATATCGAGGTGGATGTGTCGCGGGTGCCGTACTCCTTCACCCTGAAGCTGTCCGACAAGACCTTCGTTTTCACCGTCAAGTACAACGTCACCGGTAAGTTCTTCACGGTGGATTTGCTCGATGTGAACGGGAACGTCCTGGCCTTCGGCGAGGTCGTGCGCTATGGCAGACCGCTGTTCAATGTGGTAGAGGACGAGCGATTCCCCATCCCTGTGATTATCCCGTCCTGCATCTCCAATGATGGCATCTCGGAGGTGACGTGGGAGAACTTCGGGCGGGAGGTCAAGCTGTACCTCCATGACAGAAAGGTGGCCTCGGAATGAGCTTTTGGATTCGGGATGCCACATTGGTTCTCGGCAGCAACAAGTATACTCTGGACGGGCTGAACTTCTCTTTCGAGGTTCCGTTCGAGGACAGCGATGAGCCGCCGGTAGCGACCGTAAAGGTGATGAACCTCTCGGAGAACACCCGGAACGGCATCAAGAAAAACGACCCGGTGATTTTGAACGCCGGGTATCGCGGCGACGTGGGCTGCATCCTGGTCGGCAAGGTCGCCGGTCTGAAGCACAAGCAGGCCAACGTCGATTGGACCACCACCATCACGGTGCAGCCCTGCGCGGATGAGGTTCTGAACAAGCTGATAAACAAGACCTACACCGAGAATATCTCGGCGATGGCGATTGTGAAAGACCTGCTGAACATCTTCGGCGTCGAGGTTGGGAAGTGCGAGCTGTCCATCAACAAGACCTATCCGCGAGGCCGGGTCTGCCGGGGCAATCTGAAGCAGGTCCTGACAGAAATCGTGGTCAGCGAGTGCAAGAGCCGGTTCATCATCCGCACCACCGGGCAGGTCTACATCACGAAGGCCGACGACGGCATCAACAACGGCCTCACGCTCTCGCCCACCTCCGGCTTGCTCCGGGCCGACGAGGAGAAGGTCGCCATCCCGATTGAAACCAAATCCAACTCGCAGAAAACCGGGGAGTCCCGAGACGATGACGACCATGTTTCCCGCTCCTGCCTGCTCAATTACGGAGTAGCCACGGCGGAGGTCGTGAAAATCCAGTCGGCTGACCTCAACGGAAGGTTCCTCGTGTCGAAGGGGAAACACACCGGGGGGCGCACGGGCGACTGGAAAACCTCTATGGAGCTGAAACCGTTTTAGCGAGGAGTGACCCGCATGGACCTAAACAGCTACAAATACCAACGCATCCACGATTTGAAAGTTGCCGAGGGCATCTGCGTGGCAGCAGTGGTGAAAGTCCTCAAATTCGACCCTGTGAAGATGACCGTCAATGTCCAGCCGCTGTCGAAGCATCTGGAGAACGGCAAGTACGAAAGCCAGCCTCCTATCCTCCAGGTGCCGGTGGCGGTCACGCACAGCGGCGGCTTCATTTTCCGCCCCTGGTTCAAGCCGGGGGACACCGGGGTGGTGGTCTACCTGGACCATGACATGGACGCCACCGTGACCGGGGCAAAAGAGGCCGTCCCTCTGACCGAGCGGAACCACGCCACCACAGATGCCATTTTCGTTGGCGCTCTGGTGGCCGGCGACTACAAAGTGAAAGGGCTGCCGGAGGAGAGCATCGCCATAGCGAAGGACGACGGGGAGATATTCGCCGCCATCACCAAAGACAAGGTGATTCTCAAAAACACCGACACGACTGTTGTGGAGCTCACCGAGAACTCCATCGACATGAAAAGCGTGGACCTGAACATCACTCTGGAGGGGGATATGAAGGTCACGACCGGCGGCAAGGTTTATCTCAATTAGGAGGAGGCTCCCATGCCAGAAGCTACGAGGCTGAATGACAACTGCACCGGGCACGACGCCTGCCCCCCGGCCCCTCTGATAGAGGGCAGCCCGAACGTCATCATCAACGGGCGGCTTGCGGGCCGGGTCGGAGACCACTACTCCGCCCACGGCTGTGTCACCCACCCCGGCCATCAGGATGTGATTGTCGCCGGGAGCTCGAAGGTAGTCATCAACGGTAAGCCCGCCGCCAGAATCGGCGACGCTGTTTCCCTCGGCGGTACTGTCCAGGACGGCAGCGGCAACGTGATATTCGGCGGCTAAATCAATTTTAGGAGGAAGAACCAATGTTTGAGAAAGTCAATATGTACCATCCCGACAAGCTGGCGGACCGCATCGCCGGCGCCCTGGTGGACCTCGCCTACAAAGAGGACCCCGCGCCGAAGATTGCGGTGGAGGTTCTGCTGGGCCACGGCAGGGCCACGGTCATCGCCGAGACGAGCGTGAGGCTGTCCGATGAAGCGGTGGCTGCGGCTGTCCGGCGCATCGCCGGGGACGTTGAGCTTCATTTCACCCAGGTGCCCCAGGACGTGCATCTGTCCCAGAATCAGCGCGACGGTGTTCGCTGCGGCGACAACGGCGTGTTCGCCGCCAAATGGAACCCGGATTATGCCAGGGCGACGGAGCTCGCCAAGCGGTTCGGGACCCGGTTCCCCTACGACGGGAAGTACCTGTTCGACTTCCAGGCGGAGGATGCCACCATCTGCCAGTCTAATGCCTCCATCGAGGAAATCGAAAAGTTCCCCGGTCTGGTCGGGTTCAAGCGGTACACCATCAACCCGATTGGCGATTGGACCGGCGGGCCGGACACCGACACGGGCTGCACGAATCGCAAGCTGGGCAGCGACCAGCCCTACTGCAACCCCAACGGGCTGCATGGGAAGGACCTGTCGAAAGCGGATGTGTCCATGAGCATTTACCTCAACGCCCTGTCTCGGAAGAACGGCGGCGCGTTCGTCACGGCCTACTGCTCCATCGGCGATACCGTGGTGAACATCCTGGTGAATGGGAACCCGATTCCCCCGGTGCCGTTCGGCGGCATCGTGGACTACGCCCGCAGCTACATCAGAGACCTCGGCGGTTTCGAGAAGTTCGCGGAGTACGGAATGGTGTAAGACTATGGAAAACATGACCTTGCTGATTGACCCTGAAACCCGCGATTTAGTCTTTGATGACACGGGTTCGTTCAAGAAGATTTTTGACACGGACACCACCATTCAGAACGTGCGCCATGCGCTGCTGACCTGGAAAGCGGAGTTTTTTGCTGACCGGGAGCACGGCACTGACTACGAGCGCATCATGGGCGTAAGCCAGAACGACTTAGAACCGGGTGAAGTTGAGGAGGTCATTCGTGAGGCCGTTTTCCAGGAACCCGAAGTGTCCAGGGTTGATGAGATTTCTGTCAGCATCGAGAACCGCAGCGTGTCTGTTGAAATCTCAGCGACCCTGGACTCCGGCGAAACGATAAATCTGGGGGTGACAACGTAATGGCAAAAGCGACTGATTGGGGCTTAACGGATGCCGGCTTCCGGCGCCCGACTTATGCGGAATTGCTGGATGCCCTGGAATACAAGGCCCGCGAGCTGTTCGGTACGAAAGCCAATTTGACCGTGCGCTCCCCTCTCGGCATCTTCCTCCGCATTTACGCCTGGATGCTGAACCTCCTGTTCACTACGCTGGAGGATGTCTACAACAGCCGGTTCATCGACACAGCGGTGGGGGCCAGCCTCTACAATCTGGGCCGTGCTATAGGGCTGCGGTTGTTGGGGGCGCAAAAAGCCGTGGGCTACTTGACCTTCACCGGCGAGGATGGCGTAGAAGTCCCGGAAGGCTTTCTCGCAGAAACGACTGCGGGGATGCAGTATATCACGGTCAGCTCTGGTGTGATTAGAAATGGCGAGGTGACGCTGCCGGCGACAGCGGTTTCCTCTGGGCCCGACAGTAATACTCTGAAAGGGACTATAACTACGATTACAAACCCGAAGTTGGGCATCGAAACGGTTACAAATGCGAAGCCCTTCGATGGGGGCCGTAACACCGAAACAGATGCGGAGTTTCGGGAACGGTACTACAAATCGGTAGACTTTGCGGGCGGTGTGAACCTTGAGGCCATTATCGCCGAAGTTTACGAAAGTGTTGAGGCTGTCATCGCTGTAACTGGAGAGGAGAATGACACCGATGATGAGAGCGAGAGCGGCCTGCCGCCCCATTCCGTAGAGATTATTGCTTACGGTGGTCTGGATGAGGAAATCGCTCAGGCTATTTATCGTCGGAAAGCCGCAGGCATTGAGAGCTTCGGTAACACAACCGTCCCGGTTATTACGGCTTCTGGGCGAACTTATAACATTCGCTTCAGCCGCCCCTCTCCTGTGAATATCTGGGTCAAGGTATTTAACCTTGTAACCGATAAGCATTTTCCGCTGAACGGGATTGAACAAATAAAGCAGAGTATTGTGGCGTATATCGGGGCCGATACGAGAGGCGGTCTGAACATTGGGCAGTCGGTCATCTGCGTAAAAATGCCCACCGAAGTGCTGAAGGTGCAGGGTGTAGTGGACTTCGACCTGCAAATCAGCGCGGACGGTAAGACCTACGGCTGGGACAACATCAGTATCCTGGCTCGACAAAAGGCCGTAACCAATGAAAGCATGGTGGTTGTGACATGAAAAACCATCTGTCTGAAATGCTATACGCCCTGACCAGCGCCTATAGTCGGAAGGACTACGACAACCAGCGGCGCGGTATTCCACCCGAAACGAAAATCGGAAAATTGTTCGCTATCTTTGCGTGGGGCCTCGATATGGTTCAAGGGCAGGCTGAGAAAATAAAGCTGTGGGACAACTTGGACAATGCCAAAGGTTCCGTGCTGGACAGATATGGAGCTAATTTCGGCGTAAAGCGGAATGGTACGACAGACGATTTTTACCGGCTGGAAATCCGCGTCAAGGTGATGTCCCAGCTTTCCGGCGGTGATGACGACACGCTTATCAACGCTGCCGCTGAACTGCTGGATGTGGAGCCGACTGACATTGAGCTTGAAGATGATTTCCCGGCTAAGAAAAAAATGATGGTGAACGCACTGGTCATTCCCCCTGAGCGGCAAAGACTCATCGACCAGATAGCAGCGGACCTAAAGCGTTTGCTTGCTGCTGGTGTGGGCTTCGGAATGTACCTTGTATTCGTATTCCACCATATTATCGAAGTCAGCTATGAGTTAGAGGCGTGGAACTACTCGATGCCACCATGCAACACGCTCTACTGCGGGACGTTCCCGTGCAGGGCCACGCTGGGCTGGACGACAAAGGCAACCCTGCGAGCCTCTGCCCGGTTAGAGTTCCCGACATATCTGACGCGATTCTGCGGCACCTATCCAGAGATTGCAACAAGGGGCTGGCTGACTAATGCGGATATTCAGGTCGGTTCCGATATTCTCTACGCGCTTATTGAGGGTGTGCCGTGTGGCGGCGTTGTCTGCGGTACACGCCCGATGGACGCGACGGTCGGTTGGAGCGAGCTGGCTTCTGTGTTCGCCTCTGCTTCACTGGAGATACTGGAGTATCTGATGAGAATGTGCGGCACCTACCCGTATAGCGCAACGCTGGGCTGGCTCGAACAAGCTATAACCACGGTGAGCCTCTCTCTTGAAGACATCCAGAGCGATGGAAAACCTTGTGGTACTGAGCCAGCCACTGCAACGCTGGGCAACGTGCTACAGTTTATTGCGGCTGTCCCCGGCGGTGCATCCGGGCATCTATCTGAGCCTTCTGCCGCTGGCGCCGACGAGTGCGGAACGATACCCTCTGCAAGCACTATCGCCCGACGTATCGGTGCGGCAGTCCTGTCCAATCCTGCGCTTGCTAATGTTCTGAACGTACCGCCGTTCGCAAATATAGAGCGGACCGGGGTATACCCAGAAAAGGCAGGGATTTCCTTCATCGTAGACGGCGGAGCAAGCGTCTCTGGTTTTGCAGAAGGCTTCAAGAAAACACCCGCCAGAAGCGGTATGACTGGCTGCGGCACCGTTCCAGAACAAACAGCGGTTGGGGGTGCAGCCCAGGCTGATATGACGGTTTCTGGTTTAGTAGACGGCGTTTCGGTGGATGCGCCACACGAAATTGTTGACTGTGGGATGACGCCCAATCCCGCTGGAATCGGCACTCAGGCCGCATCTGAAACTACCCTTGATTGCTCTGCGGAAGGATTTACAGTGTCCGCGCCGCTGTGCAATACAAAACGCTGCGGCCAATGATGGCCGGGAAAGGAGGACAGTATGGCGTTCTACACCGAGGAATATCTCGCAAAGAGACGACAGAAGTGGATTGACTCCCTCACTCTTTTCCAGTACCAGGAAGACGGTACGTGGAAAACCGCGCACATCAACAGTAAGACGGTCAAGGGGACGGACCTGATTGTTTTGGCGAACGCTCCCAGCACTGGCAGCAGCGGCAAGATTACCGCTGTGCGGGTTTACGACAGCGATGGCGTACTCGCCGGAAGTGCTACCGTCAACATCGAGCACACCAGCGTTCAGAATACGCTGTTGAAATTTGTGCTCCCCATCAAGGAGGTGTAAATCGTGTACCACAGAACACATTGGCTGGACCATGTGACCGACCAGACCGGCGCAGTCATCCAGCAGGGAACGCTTCAGGACCAAGCTCACTTCAATAACATGGAGGAGGGCGTCGCGGACGCGAACTTTGCGGCTCAGATTCTGACTGAGGGCTATCTTCAGCTCCGGCGGATTCAGGAACACAACGATGCCGAGATTTTCGCGGAAATCCTGGGCGAGACCCATACGGTAACGCTGACCAACGGTAAGGCGTTTCCATTCAACTCCACGGTCAGTTCCCCCACCACGGTGGCGTTGACCAAGAACCGCCGGAACCTGTATTACTCTGTGGAGGCTACCGCTACGCAAGTCAGCGGCGGCCTCCTGGGAGACATCCACATCACCGGCAAAGCACTCAATGGCTTCAAGGTATCGTTCGACGGCTCCGCCAAGAGCGTCACCCTGGAGCTGAAAATTAAGGGAGGTATGGCATAATGGCTACCAAAGTGAGGGTTATCGAAAAGAACGAAGGCAGAAAGGTCGAGTGGAAGCAGAGCACCACAAAGCTGACCTTCGGCGATGATGAGCTGATGGTCAACGTCGCTAAGTATCAGAAGGACTGGCCTGTTCAGCTCGACATTTGCGGCGACAAGGACGGCAATCTGGTGTTGGGCGTGGGCGAGGGCCGCTACTATGTGGCGCAGGTGGACATCCCCGCCACGAAGTATACCGAGCCCCAGCCCATCGAGCCGGATGAGGCCGATGCCGAGGCCGAGAACGAAACCGGCGGTATGCGTCAGCAGTTCACCCCGGCGGAGGCCATTCCCCTGGAGATGTCCGATGTCACTCTGACCCTGTGGGCCATCAACGGCCTGCGTAACTAAAAAACAGGAGGAAAACACGATGAACTTTGACACTACCGGCCTCGCGCTGGCGGCAGTCTGCCCCAGCAATAAGATGATTACCGATGACAAGGGTATGCCCAGCATCTACGTCCAGGTGGGCGCTCAGAACCTGTCTGACCTGCTGACCGGCGGGGACGATACTGTTCACCCGGCGTTCCGTGTCAGCGGAGTGGAGCAGCCGAGCCTTTACATCGGGAAGTACCAGGGGATTGCGGATGCCAACCGCATCTACAGCCTCCCCGGTGTGGACCCGATGGTCAACGTCACGCTGGACACCTATGAGCAGTATTGCCGCAACAAGGGCTTCGGCCATCACTGCATCACGGCGGCTGAGTGGGCTTTCCTGGCCCTTTGGTGCAAGAAGAATGGCACCCAGCCCAAGGGCAACAACAACTATGGCAAGGACACCACCGAGACGGCGCGGCAGGCCATTCCTGTTCCTGGCGTTCTGGACAGCGGGAGGACTGCCCGCGTCCTCACCGGCACGGGCCCCCTGAGCTGGCGGCATGACGGGACCATCGACGGTATCTGCGACCTGAACGGCAACGTCTGGGAGTGGACCGCCGGCATCCGTCTGGTGAAGGGCGAGCTTCAGGTTATTCCCTACAACAACGCCGCCGACCCGGACGTGGACACCAGCGCCGCCTCCGCCCAGTGGAGGGCCATCAAAGCAGCGGCGACCTCCTGGGAGGACCTGTTCATCACGCCAGACGGCCAGGGCACCACCGCTGGGAGCGTCAAGCTGGATTTCGTGTCCAGTCATTGGCAGTGGGGGGCCTCCATCACCAGCCTGAGCGACAGTGCCCGTTCCGCAACCTTTGCTTCCACCACTTCCACCGGCCTGAGTGCCACGGCGAAGCTGTATCTCCAGTCTATGGCTCTGCTGCCGGAGGACGGTGCCGCTGCTGAGGATTACAACGGTGACTACTTCTGGGCCAACAACGGCGCAGCCGAGCGGTGTGCGATTCGTGGTGGCTACTGGTACCATGGAGCCAGCGCGGGTGTGTTCGGCTTGGACTTCTACTATCCGCGCTCGAGCTCCTACTGGGCCTTCGGTGGGCGCCCCGCTTTCGTCAAACTGGAAACTGAGTAACTGGCAAACTGACCGGGGCGGGCGATAGCCCGCCCCTCCTCGCAGGCCCACCCCCCGGCGCGGCGCGGCGGGGCATCTGCGCATGATTCAGCAAAATTTTCGCTTGCATATTGACAAATACATGGCCGTCGATTTTGAGGCGTTTCCCCAAGTGGTCGACGCGATGGGCGGCGTCAAGATGAACGTCCCGTTTAATTTCGACTGGGGAGGCGGGCTCAGCCTGGAGAAAGGTGAACAGGTTCTGGATGGGGCCCATGCAGAAATCATTGTTCGTCACCGCGGTGCCGAGGGCAGTTCCGACGGGAATTACAGCCTAGGCGATATTTCAAGGCTTCAGGTACAGCGTTTGTTTATTGCCGCGGTTCTGGAGCAGCTGATGTCCCTTTCAAAAACGGATCTGTTGGGGATGGCCCCAACCCTTTTGAAATATTTTTCCACCGATCTCACCCCTTCCGAATTGCTGAGCTTTATGGGAAAAGTCAACGAATTGTCAATGGATGATATGACAATGTATCTCCTTCCCGGGGAGGGAATTCCTCCGAACTATGCAAACTACAGCGTTCATTTAGAGGCGACAGCGGATCTGCTGAATGAGGCGTTTCGGCCGTATTCCGTTTCGATTCCAGCTGAGGATCTCAAATGTATTGAAATGTCAAATACGTCATCATATCTTGACGACAACCATGGCGTGCTGGGGCAGATTGTGGGCGGAAACTCTGGAGAGAGTGATGACTCCGCTTCTTCTTCCTCTGATTTACAAAGCACGGAGTCATAAAAACGTAGATAGAAAGGATTTTGAGGTTGGATTCTTTAGAGCTCTCAAAAAAAATTGTAAAAATACTAGATCAGAAAAAAGCGGATGATGTCAGGCTGTTAAAAATCCGCGATTTGACCATTCTGGCGGATTATTTCGTCATTGCAGGGGCGACTTCCACCACACAGGTCAAAGCGCTGGTAGAAGGGGGGGATTATCAGCTTTCCCAGATGGGGCTGGAACCTTCTTTTGTCGAAGGATACCACTCCAATAATTGGATCGTACTGGATTACCACGACGTAATTGTCCACGTCTTTTTGAAAGA